ATGCACTACTATATACATACCTCGGCATCCCTGCCCATCATCCCCTACTCAATACTACCCTGCCGCTTTAACCGGATACGGTCTGCTAATTTGTGTTATGCCTTTTGCTATGGTCGATCATATGCAGATCGGGTGCTACACTACGCGCCTACAAAAAACTACTCATACAGACAAATGCTTAAGCTATTTTCAAAATATTTTACAGTTGGCATTTTTAATACAGCTATCCACTGGGTGGTGTTTGCTGTTTGCCTTTACGCTTTCCACACTAATCAGGCGCTGGCTAACTTCATCGCTTTCTGTGTAGCAGTGACATTCTCATTCTTTGCTAATGCCCGATTCACATTTAAGGCGCGAACAACGACAGTGCGGTACATGCTTTATATTGGGTTTATGGGGATACTTAGCGCTGCAACGGGTTGGCTTGCTGATTACTTCGGGCTCCCTGCCCTGTTTACGCTTATATTCTTCTCAGCCATCAGTCTTGTGTGCGGATTCTTCTATTCTAAATTCATCGTTTTCCGGAGTGAACAATAGTGAAAATATCTTTGGTCGTCCCCGTTTTTAATGAAGAGGATGCAATACCGATTTTCTATAAAGCAGTTCGTAAATATGAGCCGCTAAAAGAATATGACGTTGAGATTGTTTTCATTAATGATGGTAGTAAAGACTCAACTGAAAATATTATTAATGCCCTGGCTATTTCAGATGAATTAATTAAACCATTGAGCTTCACTAGAAACTTTGGCAAAGAGCCAGCTCTATTTGCCGGGCTTGACCATGCTACTGGTGATGCCGTTATTCCAATTGATGTTGACCTGCAAGACCCGATTGAAGTCATTCCTCAACTGATTGAAAAGTGGAAAAATGGTGCTGATATGGTTTTGGCAAAGCGCACAGACCGTTCAACTGACGGGCATCTTAAGCGCAAGTCTGCTGAAATGTTCTATAAACTGCACAACAAAATCAGCGCGCCAAAAATTGAAGAAAATGTGGGTGATTTCAGATTGATGTCTCGTGAAACAGTTGAAAATATCAAGCTACTTCCAGAGCGTAACCTATTCATGAAGGGAATATTGTCATGGGTTGGTGGCAGGACTGAAGTTGTGGAGTATTCACGTGCTGAACGTTGTGCCGGAGAATCAAAATTCAATGGATGGAAGTTATGGAACCTAGCTCTTGAGGGGATCACCAGCTTCTCTACGTTCCCACTGCGAATATGGTCATACCTTGGCCTTGGTGTTTCTGCTTTCGCCTTTATTTATGCCGCAGGGATGATTATTGACAAGCTCATTTGGGGAAACCCTGTTCCTGGGTATCCATCGTTGATGACAGCAATTTTATTCTTAGGCGGTGTTCAATTGATCGGTATTGGCGTTCTTGGTGAGTATATCGGCAGGATTTATGTTGAGTCCAAGCAGCGTCCAAGATTTATTCTTAAGAAGGGATTTCATAAATGATTTCATTTAAAAAGAATTTTTATACATCTTTATTTTTTGCAATACTATTTTACCTTCCTATTTATTTAATAGATAAGCCATTTACTGATGATTACGCTAGAAGCATTAGGGGGTACTTTGGTTGGTCTGGAGACGGGAGGCCGCTTGCTGATCTGTTTATTTACATTGTTAACTTCGGCTCTACATTAACAGACACTTCGCCTCTTAGCAGCATCCTTGCAGTTTTAATATGCGCATTAACATGCGCCATTATTTCATACAACATTGTAGGGTCATCGAGTTTTGTCACTATAGCTGCGGCCTCTTCGTTAATAGTATCACCGTTTTTCTTTCATAATGCATTATATCATTACGACTTTTTTACAATGTCGTTTTCAATGTTGTTTTGCGTAATCCCATTTGTTATTTTCAAAGACGGTAAAATATTAGAATATTTATCTATTTTCATCTGTCTTGTAGTATGCCTGTGTTTATATCAAGCAAGTTACCCCTTGTTCTTCTCGTGCCTTGCTTTGATGTTCATAGTAAGGAAACAGAAGAATATTAATTATTTTTATGCATGCGCCTCTGCCGGTTTTGCTCTTATCGCATATCAACTATTTATAGGGCCCGCATTCATTACTGGTGATTATGTTGTGAACCACTCATCACCAGTACCTGTTAGCTATGAAGGTCTTTTATCTGCCATTGCTAATTTAAAGGGACTTTTCTTATACTTATCAAAACTGACATCTCCTATTTGGATTGTTATATACTCACCAGCATTTGTTTTGGCTTTTGTATATTTAGCAATACAATTTAAAACAAGCAAAGTCACATTAAATTCTGTTTTTTATTTTTTGTGCATATCCTTTGGGGTGATATTTTCATGCATAATGTTTTTCCTTACCAAGGACCCAGCATATTATCCTAGGGTTATGATTGGATTTAATTCTTTGGTTATGTTAATTCTTTGCACTGCATCATTATTGAAATGGAAAGGGAGCATCGCATCAACCATCTCCGTGATGGTTGCATTGACATTTAACATGTCAATAATCACAAATCTGATCAATTACACCAAAAGCATGTACAGATTTGAATCTCAGACAGCTCAAGAGATGCGATCTGATATGGCAGAAATAAGCCTTGAATCGCCACTATTTATACACGGTTACCCACCATACACCCAAATTGCTAAAAGAATCGATGCTAGGTATCCATTTGCAAAGGACATAATTCACCCGGACTTGGGGTGGAGTACGACAAGGATGTTTGCTGAAATAGAAGTGCCTTTTTTCAAGGCTGAGAAAGGAAGTTATAAAGGGCCTTCAAGCGAAGTTTGCGGAAGTGTTGCTAAAGAATGGAATGGGATTTATACCATATTAAAGAATGGCACGTCCTATCATGCTGTTTTCAGAAATGAAACATGCAAATAATACAACAAGCCCCTAACGGGGCTTTTAAATATTACTTCACCACTCTCAAGCGAAGCTTATATTGAATTGAAAAACCAGTGGCTGTAACGTTTGTTTGGAACGTGACACTGTTTATTGTCACCGATGCCATACCTATTGACGAAGCCTGCGCTTGCGTTCCGGTAACAATATGCACAGTCCAGTCTATCAACTCCCATCCAGTTGGTATTTCAGCGCCATACTGAAGCGCTACCTTACCATCACCTCCATTAATTGCCTTTAAAGACCATGTTCTCGCAGTACAAATCCCCCTCCCTTCATATGAGTACCCATCTGGTACCAAATAATTGGGCATAAATGGATCATTTATACACTCAATATTAACCCAATTTGCAGGAGCTATTAACCTTGATGACCCGAAATAAACACCTGTATTCATCATCAAAAATCTTGCATTTCCGTCAACTGTCACTAGAAATGTATTTGCAAATTGGGCCCCTGTCATATCTCCTGTCATGTTTCTAAGAGTTAACAGTGATCTGTTGACTGAGTAGTAATAGCTATTATTTGTTGATGGCAGTGTAAATAGTTCTGTAATATTTGTTAATTGAGATATAGCCTGATATGGTCCATGTTTACCCGTGGTGTTCTTTAGAAGCTTATCCTGTGTCCAAGACATATTAATGCTTATCGTTGATTCGTTAGAATAAACATGAACGCCTTCCCAGTATTCAATACCCATCTCCGTAACATCAATGCTATCGCATCTAACTGCTGTAATCGCAATAGCTGTTTCATTATCACTATCATAAATTGGGAATTCCACTGATGGAGTACTAACTGCAATACCTTCAATATATCCTGTAAACTTTGAATACTTTACACGATTAAGCACCAACCCAAATACGCACGCATCGATTCTAACATCAAAATCAAATGTTGTATTTACAGCACCTGAAGGAACTGATGGGTTCTCTGGGGTTATTAATGTTGCATCGGCCCAAAATGCCTTATGGCAACTGTCTATTTTTAACCATCCAGTACTCGCCCAGAAACTGTATCCGAAAACACCATATTCAGCACCAAATGCAATTAATCCTAACGTCATGCCCATGCCATAGTTCGCATGGAAGCAGATGGCACCCGTTCCTTTGCTGGCTGCTCTTCTTTTTGTTCCCCGATCTAAAACAAAACCATCAAAAACTATTCCTCGCACGAACTCATCAGAACTTCCCGCCTTAGTGGCATCCATAACACGAACTACACAATCTTGACCAAAGAATGGCTTAGATGATGGTATTGTTCTGATCATTCTAGTCCCACCAGAATCACGATTAACGTTAACACCTCCGAACCATTTGCTATTTATTCCTAGCTCAAGGTAATTGCTATCGCCAAAATGATATCTTGCGAAGAATGGACACCTAACAGGGAACTTCCCTCTTGCATAATTCTCCGCCCCTTGACACGCTGCCCAGTCAATTGTTTGCGTTAATGAAGTAACATGCGGATACACCGCTTGCGCCGCTGCAAGAGTTGCGTATCGCTCAGATAGTGGGTGAACAGTTCCGTCACCAATCGCACCAAACTGTTCCGGTGTGACCCAGTTAATCGACTGGCTTAAATTGCCTTGTGGACTTACAGTAACTTTGTTGATATTTACTATTGGGCCACCGGATGAAGATATAAGGTCTGATCTTAAAGATGCATCACCAATCCCTACCCACGCACCAATGCCAATCCCCCCAGTAGTCGCTGGCGTTGAACCGGAAGGAACAACTTTAGGAAATGCCCCATCCCAACGATAATATTCACTATTACTCTCCCATCGGAGAACTTCGCTAGAATTATCCAGTGTCGCTCCGATTTCAAATGAGTCTCTTGTTACCCAGCCAAACTCTTTGATAGCCCTTTCAACGATGTCCCTTATGCCCTCTATTGTTAAATGCTCGCGCCCTAGCCTGTCTGTATATTTCAGAAGAAATGAAGTGACAAACTCGTCAATTTTTCCGGCGTTAAACTTCAAATCAATAGCAGCTTCGCTCGGAACGGGGTTTTGTGTCGGTATAGTGGCCATATTTTTTCCATAAAAAAACCCAGCACAATGGCTGGGTTATATTGGTTAATGGTGTTAATTATGTGATGACATATTCGTATGTTTTGTCGCTATATTCCGCGAGCGTTAATGATGTCGTGCCGTCTGAATTTGGTTTTTTCTCTGTAACAGTCCATAAAGTTGAATCCAACTCTGTCAGTGTGGCGATGATGTACCTCGATGGTGACTGAACTTCATCACCATCCCAAATATTTATCGGAATGTCTGGGATGCTTGAAATGAACCCCATAGACGTGTCATCACGGGGATAAGCCCTGTATCTATTGCTTGTGTAGCCAGCATCGTCTGTAATGACGACATACATATCACCGTCGAATTTAATGTTTTCGTTGGTGTTAAACAGGTCACCACTTCTCTGAACGATATATCCGGCTTGCTGATTCTCATCATAAGAATCTGCTGCCTGTATCATCATGCCAACATACGTGTATTCCCCGTCTGCAAATACTTTGCATGCCATTCTTATGCGTGAATGTACTAGCCTGTTCACCTCTAAGAGCGCCCTATCTCTAGCTTGGTACTCATTCCGGCATCCAAGCAGCTTTATCTTGACTGGCGACTCAGCGGCTTGCTCAACAATTCCTGAGTCGGTGATCCGATAGCGAATAAAGGTTTTCTTGTTTGTCGTTGGACTCACATACTCAAGTTCTATGCCGTCATTACCGCCTGGCATCGTCATGTCATAAGTGATGCTGTACTCATCAGTGTGCATATTTGAACGGTTGAACGAAGCCATCGGGAAATCGACTTTCTGGTCACGAACAAAAGAGAGCACCCCGTCATCCATAAAAGCAATAACTCTGGCGGCATCACAAATAGTCTGCACCCGGTCACCGAGGGAAATATCTTCATCGTCAAATGTGTAATCAAAATATCCAAGTCGAGAATCCGGCAATGACGCGGCTATTGAATAAAGCTCGTACAGGTCGATAGTTGACGTTGCCTGACGACCGATAACCAGCCAGGTGTGGGCTACGGCGTCGGCGAACGAGCGGGACGGACGAAGTGTGTAATCGACAACGCGTGTTGATAGGTTATAGGTGATAGTGTGTCGGTTAATGAGTGCGTTATACTTCCGTTGTCGCGCCCCAGTAGCCTGTTCAGTGGCCCTGACTATCACCCTGACAAGAGTATCATTCGCATGAACCTCGTTATTCCTGACACGAACAGAGTGGATCTCAGCCAACTGCAATGAGTTGCTATCTGAACTGTTATTCGTTCGGGTAACTTGCACGGCATATCGCCCGTAACCAGCAGTTGGGATCAGCTTAATCGTTTGAAAACGAAAATCCTGACCTCCAGAGTTATTCGATATGCTTCCGCTATAAGTTTGCGACGGAGCAATCTGTGCGTTGTCATCATCAACCTTCCAATAAACCACTGTATAAGTTGCTGTAGACTCATTATTTTGCTGAGCTTGAAAGTGAACCCATAACTGATTGCCAGGAATTGGGGCAAAATACGGGCCCATGACAAGCGGCTGATTATCATTGATGATTAACTTAGTGCTGTTTACTGTCGCGGTGGTCGGCGTGGTGTTTGCATCCGCACCGGTCAGGTTTTTAAAATAGAATGTATAGAAATACTGCGGTGAAATAATTGCGCCATCATCCGTTAATGTTGCCTGGAATAAGTCGGCAGTTATTCCCACATCTCTTGTCACATTGCCGCTGGCAGTTGCGTAAGTTACGTTAATGACAAAGGTCACTGCTCGCGGCTTGGTTATATCGTAAAAATAATCAAACTCTGACTGTTTCTTGATCCTGACTGATATCTGCCCGCCAGCATAAACCCCATCAACGACATTTGTGGAGGTGGCCGTGTATGCCGGAAATGATTCACTTTCATTCGGGCCGGGTATTTCTTGCCCATCAACATCGTCAAACTCGAAGCCTTCATTAATAACAGGGATAACCGTACCGGGTGGAAATATCTGATAACTGGCCCCGGCCAGCGCGGTGAGATTTGATTCAGAGTATCGGACACTGGTTACCGTGTAGCTTCCGAGGCCGAAATTCATCCATTCCGTGACGTATTTGATGTTGTCGATGAACTCAAACATGGATTCTTGGATGAGGTCAGGATAAGAGCGAACCTGCCCGTAAACATCTGGCCTTGCCTGGTACGTTCGTGCAACGTTTGTCTGCCCGGTCAGCTTATTATTGGGTGAGTCTTTAGTGTTGCTCTCTGCAACAGAGAACGAAGCGCCACCGGTACCCATCCCCAACCATGAAAAAACCTTAGTAACCAGCTTGAACACCGGCTTGAGAATGTCACCAATAAACCCTTTTGGCTGGTCAAATATCTGAATTCGATGACTTTCAAGTAACGGAAATGACAATTCATCATCTTCTGATAATTTACGGCCATTAATGACAATATCAACATCGCTATGAAAGTCCTGCGCATCAAACCATTCAAAGAAATCAACGCCACTATCAATAGTGACCCGTTCTTTAGGCGAGCCGGGTACTCGCTGGATCTCTATTTGTGGCATATTCAAAGAACTCCAGTCTGGTAAATGTTTTTTCGATAATACGAAGCCGATCCATTCTCACAGCCCCGTTCTCACCTCGGCTATGGAATGCCTGCCCGTCGATGATTAACCCCACATGTTCTGGACGCTTTCCGACATACCCAACAAAGATGCCGTCATTTACTGGCAGACTCACCTTTTGCCAGTAAACGACCTCTTCTTTGAAGCAAGTCAAAAATTCGCTTTTTGACTCGTAGCCATTCTTGCTGTGTATTTCTACGCCAAGAACGTGCCGGTAATACAACACAGCCAATCCCCAGCAATCACAGCACTCAAAATCACAGGCGCGGTTAGCCCACGGAATACCTATCATCCGTTTAATAAATTCTGTTTTGTTCATAGTGAATCAGCCGTTAATGAGCCCCGGCCATTCGGCTGGGTCATACCTGAAAGCTACGTTTCTGTTGAGAGGGTTCGTCATTGAAAGGGAGACGTTGACGTCAAGCGCATCAAGGGAACAATCGGACACATATAACTGCCAGCTCTTTAATTCTGTTGTGACATCAGCAGAATCAAACACACGATAAACAACCGTAATCGGGGCAATTCGGCTATAGTTACGCCACAACTTAAGCTGCTGCTTAAAGTCCTGCGCCAATCGGCTGAATTTAAGTGTTGAGTCGATTATCGGCGTACTGCTTTGCTGGCTTTCCGTCAGTTCGAACCGGCAAGGTTGATATTCATTTCCACCTAATACTTTCGGGAAAATTTGATTATTAACCAGCCGGATTGTTCCAAAGGAAACATGATTGAATTGGATTGCTTCAAATATGATGCGGTTCGGTCTTTGCGCCCTTATTTCGCGCAATGTTGGCATTATTCACTCCGGGGTAATGTTTCGGTTACGATGATATCAAGCCAGCTATTCCAAGGCCTTGGGAGCTCAATCAGGATGTCGTCAAAGTCATCGTCAGAGTTAAACATTCCTCTAGTGATGACATTACCAGTCCATGTAATGATGCTTCCGTTCATGTTCATTTGCGGGTAAGCGGTAAAATGCAACTCCTGCATTTGCACTTCAACGCCACCCAGGTTAATTGGCATTCTGAACCAGCGATTACACCCATCTAAATATTTGGGACTCCTTAGCCATTGCGTGAACGCTCTGTTCTGTTCAATGGTTAATATCCAGGTGACGCTCCATGTCGTTTTGAGGTCATCGGTTAATTTCTGAAATATCGGCGCACCGACTTGGGGCTGGTCAGTCCTAAACCCCGTATCGGTTACCTGGTTCTTATTCGCTTTCTGCGCCAGCGGGAACCAGTCAGGATAATCAACAATCAATTTGTCGCCCTCCGGGGTGCGTTATGGAACGTTGATATAGCCTGTCCGACTGGCCCACCTTGCGAAATGTCATAGACAATAGCCTGAATGGTCACCCCGCCTTTACCATCAGATTGCGCTTGTGCATCAACAGTGGCCCCAGATGAATAGTTCTCAAAGTTCATGGTGACGTTTATCTGCCCACTGCCGCCGTTCATGTCCTTATTACTGACAACGGAACCATTATCACCGGGGATCATGTACTGCTTGCCATTGGATGCCTGGTATATCTCTGGAAGTCCACCTTCACCAACCTGATACATTGAACCGGCTGATACTGGGCCGCCGTTTTTACGCTTCCCTGCAATCCCCATTGCCAGCGCACCAAGTACAGCACCAACACCTATTGCGGCTGCACCACCGAATGAGCCAATCGATGCTACTATTGCCGCTGGCGTCCATGCGGCCGTGGTTGTAGCGGCCGCCGCCACACTTGTTGCCGTAGTAGTAGCTATTCCTGCCGCTTGCACAGCAGTTGTTGTTGCCACCGCCGCCGTTTGCACTGCTGTAGTAGCTGCGATTGCTGACTGTTGGGTTGCGGCCCCAAATATTGCCGACTTAGCCCAGTCAACACCCATTTGAACAAATGTATTTATTACGCTATTTAGAACTGTCCTACCGATTGAGCGCAAAGCATCTTCGGCGCTCATGCTCTGCGTTATTATCCCAGTTAGCGCATTAGAGGCGTTACCTGCGAAGCTATCAAAAGCAGCGGCTGCAACTTCACTACCTGTACTCTGCTGCCTCCAGATATCCCATTGAGCATCTAGCCGAGCTTGTTCGTATTGGGTATTCGCGGCATTCATCAACGCAAGCCCTTGCTGTTCAGTTATCACCTTTTGCTGGGTGAATTGCTGAATGAGGGCCAACTTACGAGCATTTTCATTTGCCAGCGCTTGAACTGGGTCAACTTGCGCGGCCAGTTCTTGTTGTGGGGTTACAGATTTAGCCGCAGATGCTTCCGCTATCGATTTTGAATAGTCAGCGGCAATTTGCACTCTACGCTGCTGTGACTGTTCGAAAGATATGTCACCTGCTGCAAGCTGTCGGTCTAGCTGTGATAAATCTAACTTACGTTGCTGCTCAGCTTTGGCAACACTATCAGCATCAATTGCAGCCTTTTTATCAGCCATGCGCTGTTGAATATCAAATATCTGACCGGCTTGTTGCATTGCCTGCTGGGTCTGCTGCTGAGAAGCTCCAGCGCCCAGGTCTTGAACAGCGGCAAGCTGTGCAGCTTCACGATTTAGTCCTTTTGTTTTTAGCTCAGCAACAGCCATTTCATTGCTTAAATCTTGCAATGATTTAACCCGGCGTTTCTCTGCTGCTTCGGCGGCAGTTTCTTCCTTCGCCGCCGCTGCCGTTTCCTTTTTAGTATTCTTTTTGGCTTCACTTAAATTGTATTCTTCAACAGCCAAATCCTGAGTTCGCTGAATTGCCCGATCATCGGTTTCTCCAGCATCTTCAGCAGCGTATTGCGCTTGCAGTTTGGCCTTTTCTACCCCCTCCGCCTTCGCTAAAGCAACTCGGCGTTCAGCTGCTTTAATCAGAACTTTCGACTTATCACTTAATGGTTTCATTAAGTTAACTTGCCCGTTATAACCAGCAACGGCGTCAGCAGATAAACTAAATGCATGTGCAACAGCATTCTGAACGCCAGCAAGCATCCCACCACGGCCAATCGCGGAGTCTGTAGCTGTAATATTATTTTGCATTGTGACTAGATATTGCTGAGTGATGATATCCAGGTTCTTTTGAGTACCGGATAACCGCCCCTTGGCGTTTTCAAGTTCTGCCGATTTTATTGCTACAGCATTTTCAGCTTCAGCAACTCGGCCTAATACTTTTGAATATTCTTCAGTCCCTGTATCTCCAATAGCATCAAGCGCGTTTCTACGAGCCAATTGCACTGATAACGAATCGTTCAGCTTTTTCAGCTCACTATCTAGATCACTGACAGCGTCTTTCTGTGTTTCTATTGATTTAGCAGCCTCAGCCATAGTGCCGCGCAATTGCGTAGCACTCATCTGATTCATCTTTTCAATAACACCATCTAATGAATTGGCAAATTTAACCGCTTCTGCTTTCGCTTCTTCTGTTTTTTGATACCAGTAGTAGATAGCTGCTGCCGCAAGCATTATGACGCCGCCTGGGCCACCCAATAGTGAATAAACGGAACTAAGTGCACTAATGGCTACTTGTTTAGCTCTGGCTGCTAAAGTTGCCGCAGCGGTGGCTAGTGTGAATCTTTCTGTAGCAACCACAACCGCATTTGTCGTTACCGCCTGCTTAGCCTCCGCTGTAGATGCCGCCGTTGCCGCCGCAGCCCTATTGGCCTGCGCTGCCGTTAATGCATCATCAGCCACGATCAACCGATCAACAGCACCTTGCCTTTTAGCGTCCAGTGCCATTTGTTCGGCGGCTAATTTTGCCTCTAACACCCCGCGAGACTTAATTGATGCCTGTAAATAATCTTCTGCAACAGCCCTTGCTTCTGCCGTTGTAGCTGACTTGATATTCGCTCTTGAACTGGCCTCGACAGATTTAACGTACTCAATCTCTGTCATGGTTTGGGCGATGGTTTTTTCACTGAGCAAAATGGCGGCATTGCCACGCTCAACAGCAGTTTCCATTACTGTGACGTTGGCTTTGGCGGTGGCAACGGCAGCATCAGCAGCAACTAAATCACTCTTGGCCTTTGCTGATGCTGATGCGGTGGCCTTATCATCTGCATTGGCCCTAAAAAGCACATCCTTAGCGAGTTCAAGCTCGCTTATTGCTGCTTTTGAATTGGCAGCTACTTTCTCAATGACAGCTTTTGATGAGTTACCAATTGAATTTAAATACTTACCCAACATAACCGATGCAGCAGACCCAAGTGCAACAGTTACCGCGTCCAAGTTTTCACTTAGGGTTACCAGAACTCCGTTAAATACAGATACAGATGATTTAACTGTTGCAGACTCACCGACAAACTTAGTGACGTTATTGGTTGCAATCTGCATTGATTGCCCGATAGTTGCTGTTGTCTTGGCGAACTCAGCCTCTATTGTCGGGGCCATCTGCTTAAATGCGGTGATCAGAACATCGGTTGTTAACTTGCCCTCTGCCGCCATCGCACGTAACTGACCCGTTCCGACACCAAGCGAATCTGCAAGCCCTTTCATTAATGCTGGGGCTTGCTCACTCATTGAGTTAAATTCCTGCCCTCGCAATACACCAGAGGCTAGCGCTTGGGATAACTGAACCAATGCGCCCGCCGATTCTGAAGCGGTAGCGCCTGATATAGTCATTGCCTTGGATATCGTCGTTGTAATATCACCCAACTCAGAACCGCTCATGCCAGTGCTTCTCATTGCACGTTCTAAGCGAGAATAAAGGGTTGCGATGCTATCAAGGCTTGAGCGGCTGTTCTGCGCAATATCAAAAACACGTTGATTAACCTCAGCAAGGGTCTCACCTGTTTTTATTGCGTTAACCAGCTTGTTATTGAGTACCGTCCATGACTCTGCGTAATCAGCAATCGCCTTGACTGATAAGGCAGTGGTTAGTGCACCTGCTACTTTGCTTAACGAAAACATGGACTTTTCAGCGCGATCAACAGACTTAGCCGTTGCATCGAACTTGCCTTCCATCTGGTCTAGTTGACTATTAACTTTTTGTTGAGATGAGAGCAACTTACCCATCTCCATATCCACTTCGAATACAATGCCGCCCATATCCTTTTCATTAGACATTCTTCGCTAGCCTCGCCTTTTCTTCTGCAATTAAACGCTCCTGGAGGCGATCATCTGCATCCATTATTTCATCGTATTCTTCGCGGGTGAACCCCTTCTCTTCTGGGTATTTAGCCTTGAGCAGCAACTGAAACTCGGTCATTGTTAACTGTTCGGCTTCGGCGCGGGACATACTGAAGTGAATTCTTGCTGAGTTGATGTAATCCATTGCATTAAATTCAGTGCCGTATTCGTTCTTGCCTTCATTTTTTTGCAGCTTTCTTATTTTGGCTTTACCGATTACACCATGTTCAATTAATTCTCTCGCAATGGTAATTACTGTTTCTTTTGAAACTTTTCCTGGGCGGTAAACAATACAATTTCTCCATCCTTTAAACTCACCGACAAGTGCCGATACCGAATTATCACAACAAGCTTCGATAACCCTTATAGCGGCAGCGAGAATGTGCTCTGAGCATTGTTTGATAGCCTTGTTTGGCATTAGTGATGTTGGCAGGCTGGCATTTATTACCGGCATCAAAACCTGATTTAATTCAGACCCATTCAACACTGCATATATTTCGACAATCTCAGTCGCTGCACCGATTTTTGTCATGTTCTTTAATGATGGACGGAAGAAATAATCTTGCTGACTCACAGTGTCAGACAGGAGCATTTCGCCAATATCAAGCATCGGTGTCATGATGAACCCTGAGATTTAGATAATAAAAAACCCACTCGAAGGTGGGCGATATACAGGTAATAAAAAACACCGTTGTGGCGAGGTGTATTTTGTTTATTAAATTAGTTTAAAATTCCAGATTTAGTTTCTGTCTTAGAATTAATAAAAGTGTAGTTTTCTACAATATTATTTTTAAAAACAATTACCAGCTGCTTCATATCTGTTGTTGCCCCACCATCAAACAAACCATAGAACGGAATAAATGTTTTCCCACTTATCTTCATGTTAGCCAGAATGTAGTGCCACTGCTCTTTACCATCACTAGTAAAGCTAGCAGTAGATGGGTCTCCATACATGCTTCTAATTTTCTCTTTAGTGGTCTGCCCTTTAATTATCTTACTTTGAACGCTAATCTGACTCTCATTCTCAATGGATTTATTCCCAGAAGAAGCACATCCAGCAAGAATAGAAGATGCCAATAATAAACCAATAAATGCTATTTTTTTCATATTACTATCCATTAAATTAGTTATCGGTCAAATTTTTGTCCATCAGTTGAAAATAGATAGGCTTGCTCGATATAAGGCAGCCTAAAAATAATTTCATCTTTATCCGCGATATTTCCCATAGCCATAGCTCTACACAAAATGCTAACACTACCCACTCGTCTGAGGCAGATGCCATCAGGGCTTTCAAAGAGCGAAAAGTCATCCTTACGCCACATAATAACAGTTACGCCATCCGGTAAGGCACCAACCGGCTGAATGCTAAAAATGGTAATTTTGTTGTACGCTAATATAGAAACGAAAATAATTACAGCAAGAAGTATGTAACAAATTTTAAGTTTCATGGCATCTCCACTATTTACAAGTAGAAACATCATATCAGGTGAACGCTGCAAAATAATGCAAAATGACGTGAGATAGAATGCAAAACCATCATCAAGAGCACCGATAAGATGCTCTTTGTGATAATTACGCGGTGATAGTGATATTGCTCGTTCCGGTTTTAGCGCCATCATTCGTAGTGAATGTAATTGTCGCTGTACCGACTGCAACGCGGGTGACCAATCCAGTTGAGCTAACCGTCGCCTTAGTAGCATCAGAACTTGTCCACACGCCGGTTTTGTCGGTAGCGTCAGCAGGCAGGACAGTCGCGGTAAGTTGAACTGTTGCAGCGACCGCGCCGGTACTGGTTGCCGGAGCTACAGTTACGCTAGCAACCGGAATCGCCGAACCATCAACAAAAGTGACAGAATCAGCATCAGCAACTTTCCACTCACCGGAGTAAGTAGCGAAGTCAGAAGAGCCAAAGTCTGAGCTCCACGACGTGGTATTAAAGTAACCCTGAATATAAGTACCATCATCCACGCCAAGGAAATCAAAGCGAACCCAAATCCCCGGCTGTCGCCCTGCCTGCACCTCAGTGAATAGGTATTTAGACATATTTACAGGGCCAATCTCGGTTGCTTTAGCCCGTTTACGCCACTCACCCTCACCTGAGATAGTCAAATCCATATTAGTGACCAGGTTCTCAACTAGCCCCTTAGAATCATCTGCATCTGAAGAGATGGTGTTCATTGAGTAGTCAAGACCCTTGGTGGTCAGCGCACCCATGCGCTTCCAGTCTGCTACTTCTGGCGGGGTTTCTGGGCAACCGAACGCCATCCGTAAAACGGCGACGCGACCAACCAGCTTGCCGTAATCATTTTGGCAACCTTGCATATTTTTTTACCTCTGTTAGTTCGGCTTAGTCGCCGTATTTAATTGTGAATTGAAGTCTGTAAACCAGACGTCCTTCAGTGGTGGTAACGGGAGATGGGATACTGCCGAGGTTTTCAATGTAGCCAATACAATCATTTGGATTCGGATTGGCCTGAACGTGCGTGATTATTGCCTGTGCTGCGTTATCCGCTGCTTCATCCTCATTAACCGCACCAATTACATCAACCAGGACGTAATACTCACTGCCAAGGTCGTTACGAATTGAGCTGCCACCGTTAGGCCGGAAAACAATGAACTGCTCGTCCAACTTGCCAGTATCCCGCCATTTGAGCATTTGAGTGGTGAAAGCAGTAGTTAACCCAGAATCGACAAAGTAATCGCGAACACGCCGGTGCATTGATGGAGTCATAGTTTCATTTCCTCCATAATTGCCTTTTCAATGGCTTGTTTACTATCCGCGAAACCTTTCGTAAGAAACTCTTTCTCAGCCATTGGCCTGCGGAATACCTGTTTAACGTCGGGGTCATGGACATATATCGCGTAATTAGCCGAATAGCCCACACGCCCGGTCAGCCTAGTGCCATTCGCGCTGATGTCACGAAACTGAGAATTGATAAGGGTTGATGTATCGATGGGGGTGTAGAGCGCGGCCTGTGACGCGCCAATGATTAATGCCTTGGTGATTGCCCTGACAGCTTTCCGGCCCTGAATATCTCCTATCAGCCTATCCAGATTGGCCTTTGCCTCTCTGATGCCTTTAACCTTCGCGCCCATGTCAGACTCCCGTTATCAACGTATAGTCATCTTTAAGTCGCTCAAAAGAATCAGCATCCCTGATTATCTGCCTGATTTCATCAGCATCATTAGGTGGGGTTAATTCGGACGATGCTCCGATGCAAATCATGTCGCCTTTCTTTGCATCACTGTATTCAGTCCAAAATGTGTTTTTGATGACAAATTCTTGACCGACTGCATTAGCTGCCACCTTGGATGTGCCGCCATAATCACAGGAAATGACAACCGGGGCTGAGTAGATACGCTTTCCGTAATCATCCATAGATAAAGGTGACCATATGGTCGCTTGTGCGGTCTGAATCCAATCAGAAAGGCTGCTCATGATAGATAGTCCTCGTACTGGTCAGGGCAGCCGGGGCAATCTGGACACTTCTCGCGATCCGACACTCTGATCGTAATGCTTACATCTCCAGCGAGTGATTCGCTTGGTAGATTGCTTACTCTGGCTGGGGAGTAAGCCGTCGTTGATGCTTCACCAAGGTTATACATACCCCCGCCATTAATGGGGCCGCCTCTTTTCTTCTTGCCCATCATTTTTCTCCGCACATGCATCCACCCTTGCCAATCCAAATACCAGCAAAGGCTGTATTGTTTGGGTTAGGTGGAGTTATCGCAGTGGCGCAACCATGCTTATCAAGCCCTCTCAGTAATGAGAGCGAGCCATTCCAACGGTCAGTGAATGATTGATACCGAAACGAGCGCGACGCACCAGACGGGGCTGTTTGAGAGCTGATATATTTATCGCCCTGTCCCAGCCCCATCAATCCCAGTAGATAGAGCTGAATAAGCAGCGCTGTTGATGCTGGATAATGTTCATCCAGGCACTCCTGAATGCTATTAACCTGCTCAATAAGCGCCTGTAAAATGAAGTCTGGAAGAGTGATACCAACTGTCTCCAGATACTGCTTGGCCTGCTCAAGGGTCACCATGACTCACTCCAGAATAAAAGCCCTCCGAAGAGGGCATTAAAAAAGCCGATCAAATATGGCGGCTTATTCGTCTTCTTTTTTCTGCTTGCCTGGCTTGGGTGATTTGGCCCCTGGCGTTGCTGGTGATAACTCACCCTCACCACCAACCTTTCTAACGTGACTCTGCAATGCAGGGTGCAAGCTATCCAAATCAATTACATCACCAACAACGACCCCATTCCACGCTCTAACTACTTCGTACTTTGGCATGAGTCACCTCTTAAGTCAGATTGGCGCCGTAAAGCACGCCTGACTTGCCCTCACTATCTCGCTTAATCTGCAAGCCCATAGCTGCCATGATCTGGAAGTTCCAGTTTGATTGAGGCATAGGACGCGGCAGAGGAACAACACCAGTCGCCATACCAACCAGCGGCGAAATGACATCCTGACGGCGCTGGTAAGCAATAAACTCATTGCCTGACAATGCGAAGGTCTGACGAACTGCACGCGCCGGAATGAAACCAGTGATAACGCTTAGAACAGTACCGCCTGACAGCAGAGTGTTGCCGCCGATGGTCACCGTTGCAGGTTTCATCAAGTTGGCCCAAATCTGCGGAGATACCCACAGGACGTCGTAGGCTTCAACGAAGTTATTGCGCGCGGTTTGACCGAATGCGCCAGACGTGAAGAACGCAGCAATATCAGCTTGTGCGGCAGTGGTCAGGTCAATGTTTGCACCGCCAGAGCCTGCGCCAAGGTTCAGCTTAATGGTGTTGCGGTGGTTGCGCATACCCTGCGCCGGATAGTTCTGCACCTGAATAGTGCTATCACCGTCCAGAACATAGGAGACGATACGCTTGTTAAACTTGCGCAGTTTTGCCGCTTGAGAATCGAGAACCAAATCAATGCCAACGGTATTTAGCCCAGCAGCCAAACGCCAGTTAACACCGTAACCAGCAGTGAACACTGGGATCGGGTCACCATCACTGGAATATTCGGTGTGGTCGAATGAATATGGCGGCTGCCCATCCAGGCTGATAGACACATCATCAGCAATATCACCAACCATGTTGTACAGTTTCGCGGTTTTCCCAATAGGGAGAACGGTCTGGATACCCATCAGATCAGTGACGATTTCCATACCGGTTTCTTGGTCACGTAGCTGAATAATTTGACGGTCGATTTCAGCCCAAAAGTCACGGCCTAAGCCATCGCCAAGCAGTGCGTTTGCAGCCAGCATTTCAGGCGTCATTAAGCTCTGGTTAGCGGCAACCATGCCACGGTGTTGCGCATCGAACATATTGCGGTTCGCCCACAATTCATTCCAGTGACCGCGCAGGCGGCTATTCGTAGCCAGCGTATTAGCATCAAAATACATCTGATTCTCCTTAGGATACAGTTACGCTGTCAGCGCGAACGCGGATGCGGATAAAATCAACTGCCGTAGTAACTGCGGCATCTTGGCAATAGCCAATAATTTTGTAAGTCCCAGCAGTGGCCGGTACAGCAGCAGCCTGACCCGCAATCACTGTGATCGGCTGGTCTTTGGTGTAGGTTCCAGCAGCTACGCGCACAGCAAACTCGCGCCCTTCTTCCAGGTAGTTACCAATCGCTGAGTGTCCAGAAGGTACCTGGTCAGTGATGCCAAGGCCTTCATGGTATGCATTGTCCAGCACGTACATACGCCCAACTGGAGTAGTAGCCTGTGCAAACAGTTTGCTACCGTTGATCACAACAAAAGTGCCGGGATAAAGTGCGGCGGCGGTTTTACGGGTTTCCGTTTTGAACAGGGAATCACCGTCAATATTAACGCGACGATAACGAGACATTATTTAGCACCTCCAAAATGGGCCGCAGGATCTGGCGCGCCAGTCTCTACCTGAGCCTGCGCGGAGTTGGTACCCAGCGGGGCTGCCTTGCCGAGCGACTTAAACATTGCATCAAGCGCTTCGCCAGACAGTGCGTTAGCCACGATTTCACCGTGAACCTTCGCGACTTCTGCACGCTTTGTTACTTCTTCGGCGCGTGAGTTTGCGGTCAGTGTGTCTGATAGCGTTTTGTGGTTAGCTTGTAGCGCATCAACCTTGTCAGAAAGTGGCTTCAATGCCTTTTCTGTATTGGTAGCCACAGCCTCACCAATCATGCTGCCGATTTGTTCCATTTCTTCTTTGGTTAAAGGCATGTCGCCCTCCGTATTATTGCTATTGGTTGCAGGTGAATCCTGCGGAGTAAAAAGGAATTTAACTTTGTTTGCGATGATGGAAACCCATGACTCTTGACGGGTTACCGCTGTTCCTGTGTCGGAAAAGGTAATTTTCCCACCTTCAGATTTGTAGCCGTAGACTTGTGCGTCACCGCCGTTCTTGATGATGACTGCCTGAGAATCCGTGAAGTCGGCAATCCATGCATAGTCGTTGTCGCCAGGTGCGAATCGGTCTTTTGCGGCTTTCTCTAAACGGCGCTCGCGTTCACGAAATGACTCGCCAATCAGCGCCCCAGAATTGGCCTGCAATGGTGTGGCAAGGTCAGCGTTAACCATTAGTCCAACACCTTGCTCTGGTGTTGCTGCTCCAACCTCATGCAGCAGGATGGCGTCATGATCCATCGCGTGGATTTTTACTATCCAATCGGCTCCCTGTGCTTTCAGGTCATCTGGCGCTTCGCTTCTTTCGCGAAAAACAGCAACGCTGGTGTGGATCGGGGGGACATCTTCACCGCGCTCAATCTGTGCGACGCGCTCCAACAGTTCACGCCCACCCTCAGTGCGGTTTGCAACATCGATATCAACCCACTTTTCCACGAACACGCGATTACCTGACTTCTTCACATTTCGGTTAAAAGCGCCAATGTGACCAATGTTGATCCCCTCGGGAGAGAAAGCGGAAACATGTTGCCCGTTAACAGCAGGATGCCCCAGCGGGGCCAATGTTCCCTCTAGCCCACGGTAATGCGCGTCAATCTCGCTTTCCGGGTAATACTCATTGTTCATAATGACGTTGGCAGGGAGCGTGTAGCTCGGGATGACAATGTGATCGCGCCCGTTGTAGGTTTCGCGCCTGATAGATGCGCTATTTACCCTGACAGTAACGTTTACTTGATTTGGCATGATTTATTCCTCAGCCCACGGATAGCCTCGTTCAGCCATTTGTTTGCGCTCCTCTTTGAGCTTTTCAATAATTGAAGGGGCTAACGGCTTACCTTTGTCGTCAACCAGCGTTTCAACCTGGCTGCAATGGCAGTTGATTGAGTTACCGTTAATGGAGTACCAGTCGCGAACCTCTTCGACGGTATACAGATGTGAGTGACGAGCCGCATGCGTCCTGCGTGTGGTAGGCAATAATGCAGAGATATGAACGAGCATCGTTTTCAGCCCAAGACTTTGTGCATCTTCTGCCTCTTCCCATCTCGCCCGCCTTAATGCGCCAGGTATTTCTGTTTGTGCTATGCGATTAGCTCGCCGCGTTTCAATACCGATTTGGTCACGCAGGTTACGGCTAACTTCTCTTGGATTAAGTCCACGTCCTATCCCATCAGTGAGTACGCGGGCCATTTGCTGCTTGGTTTTAGCTGTGAACCCCTTCATCTCTTCAAATACTCGCGCATAAGTCAGAGCCATACGGCGCTGGTACGGAGTGCTTAAGAGGATGGATTGCAGAGATTCGCGACTGGCTGCATAGGTTGCTGATTGCTGGCTAAGGTTGACGTATGCCTGATTTGTGCCTCGTATCGCAGCAGGCTCGACATAATCCTCAGAAAACCACAGGTAATTTTGCCCGCCCTCCAATAGAACAGCATCGACGAGAACGCTCGCATCATTCAGGATGAGGTTCAGCATTAGCGGGTCGAGTTGGTATTCATATCTGCGGTTGACTACGGGTGAGGTGGGGAATCTATCAAGTGCTTCGGTGTATGCTTTCTGAACCTTCTTTAGCCGCCTGGCAAAATCAGCCATCGCCTTTCGCTCTAAAGAACTTAACCCGGTCGGGTCGCTCTTATTCTTCGGTATTATCGCCGGTTTCTGTTTCGCGGTCATCGACAGTCTCTCCTAATGGCTCTATACCATCCGGCTCATGACCTGCCGCAACGCGGATCTCTTCACCGCTAAATACCGCTTCGCCGGTTGCCATCGATGAGTTGTTGATTTGAGACATCTTCACAGCACTATCTAGCTTCTCAGATGCTGTTTGCTCATTTAACTCATCCCAGATAACCGTTTTCATTGAAACCGAATCAATGATGCTAAGGTCGATTAACTTGTTGCAGAAATCCTCGATATCAAATGACAGAGCGCGATTACGGCGGGATTGGCATCGCGTGTTGAAGTAACGATTATCTTCTGTACTGGCCCGCTCACCGGTTTGTGACATAGCCAAGATTCGCGCAGGGATATCAACAGCAGATGAAACAGTTTGCAGGTTGACGTTATAAGTCGGTTCAGGGTCTGCCACTGCGGTGACAAGCGGCGTTACACTCGCGCCCTGCGTTGTCAAAAGAACATCATTCCCCCGGTTAATCTCAGTAGCCGCTTCGTTAAACTTATCCTGAAGCTCATCAACACTTACGCCATACAGGGAGGCGAGATTGCTAAAGTTTATTTCTTTATCGAAGTTGAGATTAAGCTGTCTGGCTGCGTTCTTGAGGAATGACTCACCAGATCCACCCTCAACCTTTTCTAAGCTAACAAAGGCGTTATATGCAGCCTCAAGGAAGCCGATAGCGTCACGACTGTAATCACCTAATATGAAAACGCGGTCAGGGTGAATTTTTACACGCCGACTTGCCCCGCTTGGGAGTGTTTCTTTGTATTGCCACATCTTCGGCTGTCCGTACGAGGTGGAGTTCAGATCAGTATCCCACTCAGCCGGAACTAATGAACCAGCCCATACAGGCGTTAGCTTCTCTAATCCACGCCCTTTGACTACTGACGTATTCCACGCCCCGCTATCACGAACATGAAGCAGTAACCCCGAATAGCGCCCAACCAAGCGCCGCATATCAGCCTCAGCGAATTGTTGCCACAGCCGATTAGTGAATACGGCTTTTATGCTTTTTTCCCATACAGTTACCGCTCGTGATTCATCATTTTCTTCACCCTCGATAATCTCTGGGTTACTCAGCCAGCATGTGCCAATGAGCTTATTTACCGCACCATGTGCGATACCACCACGACGATAGAGCTTGTAAAGGTCATCAAAGGTCAATTCCTCTTTGAATCCGTACTCGCACCATGCGTTAGCACGTTTAGCGTCAAGCCCCATGCCGGTATTGATCAGGCCCATGCGAGCGCGAGCTATAGCTGACTCACTGATTGCGCTGTTAATCTGCAATGCATGGTTAACAGCAAGCTGTAATTTGTCTGTCATGCTGTACCCTTTAAGGTTTCTTCGGTGGTGGTTCAGGAGTGGGTTGCGGCTTCATAAATGATTTTGGCGGCGGCGGGTTTCGCCCAGCCTTATCCATTCGTGGGATTTTAGGGCCACTTGCAGGCGTAAACCCTTTCGCTGGACGGTCTCTCAGGATTAGTAGGTGCATCCATAAGAGGCAAAATAATTGGCCTAGTGCGAATCCAAGCGCGAAAGTTGGAAGGAGATCGACTTGCATTGTTGCCTCGCATTAAAAATGGTTGCCTAGCGCAATCGACTAGGAAGCATCATGCCCACTGGCTGTGAACCACCCAATTCAGTCAATGCATAAACCATTGCATCCAGGCGATCGGGTGATTTCTTGGCAGTGGCGGGGGCATATTCCATTAGCTGATTTTCCAGCACATAGAGATTTCCAAGGTTAGCGACCCGGCCCTGCTCATAGAGAGCTGAAATAGGTTCCGCTCGGGCATATTTACCTTTACTGGCATGAACGCGAATAATGCGGCCTTTGAATCCGGCATTTTTAAGCGTGTCCTCTGCCATATCTCCGCCTTGGTTGGTTTCAATAACTATGGCGTCAGCGTCATGTTCGTCATATGCGAACATCGCTTTCTTGGCCCAGCCAGCCGGGGAAAACTTGCCGCTGTAATCAGCATCTACAGAGAATTGATTTTTGTCGTCTGCACCGTATGAACTCGCAACAATAATGCCCGTTTCGTCGCTTTCATCACTATTCGTGGCTTGCGGGTCAATGGCTACAACCGTACGAACCTTGTCAAAACGAATCTGAAGATCATGCGCGGCATTGATCATCACCTCAGTCCACAATGCTCCCTCGGCATTAAACCGACGCGGCTTCTGCATGTATTGCGCTTCAGCGGTGCGTCGATGGGAGAACAATGCTATTCGGTGTGATTCATTGTGCTTAAACGGCCATAACCAACCATCAGGTAATCCGTGTTCAATTGGGATTGCGTGAGTGTTGTCTGGGTATTGCTCGCTGTAACTCTGGCTGTTGTCGATGATTACAGGGAGGTTGAGGTGGTGCCACATTTCGCCGGAGCCACCACGCAACAGGTAGCCACTAAGGTCGTGGTAATGGATGCGCTGCATAATGACAATCATCGGCGTTGTTTCAACAGCCAGGCGAGATTTGATTGTTTCGTTGAATCGGTTGTTAACTCCGCCCCTCACTGTTTCTGAGTAGGCATCGTCTGGCTTAACTGGGTCATCAATAATCAATGCCCCTTGAAAACCGTCCTCCATATGCCCGGCACGAAAGCCGGTAACCTGCCCAGCGGCAGAGGAGGCATAAACACCACCACCCTGCTCCGTCCACCACATAGCCTTGCTGTCTGAGTCATCACGTAGCACCATGGGCCACATGTCCTGATACGCTTTCGATTTAACGATAGCGCGGGCTGTGGATGAATTTAGCAATGCAAGGTTGTGCGAGTAAGACAGATGCATGAAGCGAGCGCGGGCATTTAAAGCAATGCCATGGGCGATCATGTTGATCGTCGCTAATTCTGTTTTTGTGTAGCCGGGCGGAACGTTGATAATCAAGCGTTGTATCTCGCCGCTTACCACTCGCTCTAACGTTTCGTTAATAAGTTTATGATGTGGTGCGACAATCATCTTGCCGCCAGTACGTTGCTTGAAGAAGTATCTGGAGAAATACAGGCCATCTTCTTCACACTCTATTTTGCGGGCATAATTCCGCTGCTCAACAGTCGTCATCCTCCAACATCTCCTGTCGAGCTGCTTTGTACTCTTCTTTCGTCAGAGTGGTTATTGCGATATTGCCATTCAGATCGGTTTTCTTCGGCGCTTCCCATCCCTGCAACTCGCCAAGCTGTTTAATCGCCGCTTTCGGGTCATGAAGCTTTATCTTCAAGCCTTGCGGGCCAGCAGTTAACTCGGAGATGGCGGCCATGTCTTCCGGCCTAAGCAATGAGGAATCCTTGAAACTCCAAGTGGCCTGATAAACCGGCTTACCCTCTTCGTCCTCTCCGACCTGTGAGTTGCGAAACTCAGCTAAGTCGAACAATGACACTCGGCCTAGCGATGAAAGCCGCTCAAGCGCTTCCTGCTTCGTCATGACGGCTTCTGAGATGGCTTCTTTGTTCATTTCGTCAATGAAGGCTTTCACCTTAGGATTGGTTAGGATTTCGCTGGCGCATGCGCTGGCCGTCTCATCCTTCTTTGCCTTCCCGCCTGCTTGTTTGTATGCATCAATTTGGCTAAGCCCCTTCACGATGCCTAACGCAAACTTCTGCTGTAATTTGGTCAGAGCATCGAATAGGGCTTTCTGATGTTCAGTAAGCTCCATATCGATTCCTTTTAGAATATTCCGCTGGTTAGTAAAGTCTCAGCCACTGATTGTCCGACACCTCGATGTGTGAAAACCTGTATAAGATTCTGTCAAAGGCGCTTGTTAGCACCTTTTGCAGAGTTTTATAAATTCAATGCTTTCATTCGATAACGATCGTTTTAAACGATCAATAAACGATTATTGATCTGTACAACCAATTTCCATCCCTATGAATTGACTGTCATTCTTTTGTCAAACAAAAAGGATGGTGGTTATGCGTACTAAATTTAAGAAATGGTGTATGACAACAACAGTGAGTTACTCCAGCGTGCTGGCCGTGCTGTGTATCAGTGAATTGTTTTTTTTGGGTATCCTTGCCTATCTAATGGCTGATTTCTTTAGCTGACTGAGGGCTGTTGTGAAAGTGGCTCTCAATTTGTCTTTAAAATCAACCAACTCAATTCTGAGGCGGTCATGCGGCCTGATTATTCAACTGCCATGATGCCCACAGTCCAGCTATCCACTGAATACCCTTCGGTGTGAATTTAGCCTGGGTAAATGCATGCCCGTTGTTAAGGTTCTCACCTGTCTTTACAGTGAATCGGCCTGCATCAATATGCGGAGCGCGAGGTGTCATCTTCCCACCAAGAACGTACATAACATTCGAAGCAATCAGGAATGCCCTGAAATCTGGCTCTTTCGCCTTCAGTAGCTTGCAAGCCTCGCGGAAGCCAAATGAACCGGATGCATTAACGTAGTTATCAACGAAATCAATCTTTGGAGCGGCAATGGCCAGCTTGTTTTCTAGCTGAGCTTTCTGTTCGGCAAGGTCAGCAGCCAAGCGCAATGCCTCAGGAAGTGTTTGAGGTATTGATGGGCTATGCATCACTTTTAGCTTTGCCAGCACAGAGCGACGAACCGCCTTAGACTCGCGCATGCCAACTAGCATCATTTGATCCATGCTCAGAGTGGTGTAGTAGGTCTTGTGCCCAGTCTTACCAACTACGAAATTTTCGTAGTTTAATTCTTCGTCGATTTCATCATTTACCCTGGCGTGGAAGTCAACTGGCCGAACTGGGTTTTCCCCGGCTTCCCATCGAGATGGATTGATGATGTTGTTCAAAAAATCCAAACTGCTCATGGCTGGGGATTTGTTCGAAGAAAATACGGTTAATGAGGTTTTCATTTCGCTGATACCTTTTGGTGATAGAGCCTGTTCTCGTAGATATGGGCAGCCCAAGAGGGGTCAGCGAAAACCACTGTCCTATCTCAAGCTCTACCCCGAAAGGCTCTTGGTTGATTTGCGCACGAGAATGCGCGGTGATATTTCACTTACAAAAAAGCCCCACCGAAGTGAGGCTTGATATTTGAAGATGTGAGCAGATTTGCTCTTATCTATTCGCGGCTTTGCGACCCCTCTCGGCGTTGCTACACCACTTCTCGTCTTTCCGAGCCGCCAAGATAATGATCAACCTCCAGTGGGGTTAAACAATTCTGCTTGTTACTCTTGAGATGGGATGCTTTCGTCCAGGTCTTTGCGGCCTTTAGTTGGATCATCAAAGTATTCAGTAGCCATAATGGTTTCCTTTCGGTGAGCTATTTGTCGGGGGAATTCTTAGCAGTCAGCATCCGGGCGAGCTACTGCGCGACACGCCGCCATGCATGCCGTTTGCATGTCCGTTTTAGCAATAGATAACCAGCGGCCGTCACTTTCGCCGTTATTGAGAAAATCTAACTGCGCGATGAATTGGCGGCTGATTTCCTTCAGTCGATTCATGTTGGCAATATCTTTTTCAGTTAGCGTCCGATATCCCTTTACTGTGCTGCCATCCTGCGGTTTTGCTTCACTCATAATTTCCTCAACTGGTTATTTCAGGCACACGTTAGTGATGTAGTCCTGCAAGCCGTTTATTTGGCTGGTTGCAATTCCGATACGCTCTCTGAGACTGAGATAATCCCGTTGAGCGGACTCAGTAAGTCGGGGGCTGGCATCATCAGGGACGCTGGCGGGGCCGGTGGCTTTGGGCACTGGCTTTGGACATGTGGCGTTGAGCTGCAACCGCTTAGTGCCATTAGCGATATCAGCACGAAGGCGCTCATTTTCAGATTTGGCATCTGCCAACTCCTTGGTGTATTTGATATCGATAGCTGCTACGGCTTGGCGCTGGGTTTCGATAAGCTGAAGGTCTTTCTCCTGCTGATTGGCTACTGCGGTTATTTCTGCCACATCACGCTTGAGCGTTGTGACACGGCCTTGGTAATAGGTCACACCGAATAGCAGTGCCACAGCTACAGCAATGAGTATTGCCGTTACGCGGTTCATGCCGGATAGTCTTTAAATGGAAGTTGGAAGTGTGGCCCATCTTTTAGTGTCTTCCAGTCACCACCCCACTCGATAGGAACGCCAACTTCTTTAGCGGCCTGCTTGAATGCTCCTGCTATCTGTTCGTAGTATTTCCATTCCCACGACCCGGTTGCAGTTGGGTAAGCAAATACGTCGATAGCGTGACCAGTAATATGGCGGCTATTCATGGTCTGGCTTGCACCCTTGGCTACCAGTTCTTTTTGTCGTTCAACAGTTCGAAGTCCCTCAGTTACACCAAAATCAACAGGCGATAACTCCAGCGCACGGCGAACAACTTGCACCAGTGCCGGGTTAACGCCTTTCAAATTGTTTTCACTGCGTTGACTAAATTTATTGGTTTGCATTGCCTGCCCCTGTCTTGTTGCCAACGATGCGCTTAAGCACCGATCCGATATAGTCAGTACCGAGGTAGCCGATAAAGACACTCGATACCATTGCCCAGCCCTGATCGATGCTGAGCAATACAAAGATGTCTTTTAAGAACCAGGCAATGATTGAACACATCGCAGCATCAAGCATTCGTTGTGTCCGCCCGCCGCCCGCATACCAGCCACGTAGTAAAGCCATAATCGCGGCAACCAAGGCGCTCAGTAGCTCACCCCTGTGTTCAGCAACCCATAGTCCTATCACCGTCCATACATCCGGGGAGTTGTGCATTTTCATATCCTGCCTCCCCATTGGGGAAATTAATCCCGGCGATTGGTCGGGTTCGTATGCTGTTGTGTAGGGAATAGCCCCGTCGTAGTCATTCGAAAGTGTGAGGGTGTTTTCAGTGGTTGACTGTTTTGACGGAAGCCAAATTTTGCAATAAAAAAGGCCCGATTCTAGGCCTAAGTTAAAACTTGCACTTGCTTGAGATATATACAAAGAGTGTTAAAGTTATCACTCGATTTTTATATTATTAGTGCCAAAGGAGAACACATGGCTAGCATGTTAGACCCAGAGAATTACAACAAAGAACAGCGTGAAAAGCAGATTGATTCAGCCATAAGTTCTGTGGAAAGCAATGCTGAAAAATCCGCATTCATCCTTGCTTTACTGATAAAGCAATCTGAGAATCCTACGGCGTACATGAATTCAGTAACCTCTTCCATTGATTCTCTATGCGCAGCAGGAAAAAGCGAATACCCACAAGTCAGGTCTAAATTCTCTGAGCTAGGAACGCTTTACCGCGAAGCGGTTACCATCTATCACAAAATAAAAGACATTAATTAAGAAAACGAAAAAGCCCCGACCAGTGATGATCAGGGCTTTCTCTTTAATTGCACCGCTCTTCGCCTTTGACGTCCGAGCTTAACCGAAATACTACATATTGATTGCCCATTCGCCTTAGCAATTCGTGCTATTTTTCTATTTAATGGCAATTAATTAGAAATTCCTTCTCCATTTCACGTTTAAATGCATAAAACATTTCTACTTCCAGTATTTCTTCGCACCACTCAACGCGGTTTCTGGCCTCCTTGTCGCTACATCCAGTAAGGCGAACTAACTCCCGCTTCAATATTTGCGGGTACTTGCGATCACAATATCGTTTAATAGCGTATGCCCTCATTGGGCTGGCTTTATTCAGTGCTTTACACATGACCTTTTCAACAAAAGCGGCATCATCTGATTCTTTGGCGAGAGCGATGATGTTGCTTACTGAGGTTTCAGGTAGTGCTAATTGCCGCGATCGACGATAAAGCTCATCACCTCGTAAGCCATCTTCATGCAGCATTTTCACAATCCTGATTATTTGATCTGACCTATCAGCGCTCCATGCTGTTCTAACCATTAGTCGTCCAATTACGTTTTGACCGCCATCCAGTTCGTGTGAGTCATCCCCGCCTAAATGTCGCCCCCAAAGCATCAAAAGGTATTTTGTCCAAACTTGCTGCCCTGGCGTGATCACCCTTCTGGCCATCTTCCATGTTCTGAGTAATTGGGTTTTGTCTTTGTACTGAGGGAGTGTGTGGAATGGGTCTGTGTATTTCATGCTGACTCCAGTTCAGTAATGGATATTGATAGCCGCCCACCCTTTTCAATCGGCTGCCGCCTAACTCTGAAATCATCTATCTGCTCATCGTCCTGCATGAATTCCGCATGCACCAGCGAATCAAAGACGGCCTTTTGCAGGTTGTCTAAGTCACGGCGGCGGCGGTCTGGTACGTGTGCTGATATTGATACTTTGAGTCGTGCGGAGGTGTTGATATCGAGGTTTAGCCGTTTGATGGTATCGATTACTGCTTGTCGGTATTTGGTGCCTTTCTCGCTGATGTAGTGTCTTCCCCTTGAGTGTCGCCAGTAGGTGTTAACACTGGGCGGCCAAGGTAGGTCTATGTGATATTCGGTCATATCTTCACCTTATTCTCCGACAATAGAATTGCCTGTGTCCTAACCATCCCCTCCAAATGGGCCAAGTGCGCACTCTCGATATCCATGATGTGCGTACGCCGGTCTATCTCGTCATGACACGCAGAGCAGCACCATGCGCCTAAAAGGTCAGGCGGTTTGATCCCGGTACCGCATATCCCCGACAGCCGGTAGTGGGCCAGCACCACAGTTTCGTTATTACCGTTACAGATACCAGGCAGCCTAACTTGGCACTCGCGGCCTCTAGCCTCTTTGCGTAAATTAGCCACGGATAATCCTCCACCAGATGTATGAGAGTAGGCCTGCCGGAATAAGGGAAACCCCCAGCGCAGTAACTGCAATAATTTCAATCACCATCGGCTTCCTCCAGCATTTCTATTGAAGCGTTTTCACGTTCGCATTGGTCACAGGAATAAACTTCATCTGGCTTCAGTGTGGCTCGGCAGAACGCGCAGACGGAGCGCTGTAGTTCAAGCATGGTCATTCCCCCTGGATCTGGATTATCGTCAACTCTCGCCCTGCACAAAAAACTGCACCAGTGTCGATGTAGAGTTGATTTTTAAACTGGCTGGCTTTGCTCATCGGCGTGTGACCGAATATGAATTGCTTGGCCCCGGCGATTTCCTCCCCTTTGCCACCCAGCGCATACCTCACGCGCTCACGATTCCATATGACGTGCTGCTCGCTCACCGGCTTGCCGAAGTGATAACTGTCTGATGGGTAATCAGCGTGGGCTATTACGTATTTTCCGGAGTCAGTATCAACCTCGATAACTAACGGCAACTTTTCAGCTATTGCTATCAATGCCCTAGCCAATATTTCTTGGTCATAATCGAGGCAGAAAAACCACATCCCACCATTAGCTAGCCAGTTATTTACATCACCTGAGCCATTAAGTGCATCAATCGCCATCTGCTCATGGTTGCCACGAACGGCACGAAACCAAGGCTGTATTATCAGGTCGAGGCATTCGACGTTCTGCTCACCGCGGTCAATCAGGTCGCCTACGGATATCAGTAGGTCTTTGCTCTCATCGAAATCTACTGAGAGTAATTTCTCATTGAGCATGTCTAGGCAGCCGTGAATATCACCAACGACAAATATTCGTCGGTAGTCGGCCCCGTTAATCTTTTGGTAAATATCAGGCATTCTTTCTACTCCTGAGTCTTAGCCAGCGTTTAGCTAATAACGGATAGATGGCGTCATATGTGGGTATTTCGCTGGCGGGGATTGGGGGTTTAGGCTTGGTTCGAGAGGTCTTGCGGAATATCAGGTTATCTATGGCTATCTGGGTTGGGCTACGTTGTCGGCTCATTCATGCCGCCTTCCTGATTTGCACAGGAAAATCCAATAGGGCCATGTGATGCCAATGCCCAGCGCCCTTGCATACCCCGCTACTGTTTCTTTACTGCCTTGAATGTCATGAGCCCATTCAGATACAACGCCAGCCATCCAGAAATAAGCTGCGACTAATATCAGAGTAATCATGCTGCCCTCCCGAAATAATCATTGGTGTAGCGAACCTCACGCAGCTTCACGCCACTTCCTACCGCCCACGCTGTGCTGTATTCAATCAGGCTAGCCATGCGCTTAATGCCCATATTGGCGGTCGATTCCCTGATATTGCAGAACTCACCTTCAAGACCAGGTACTACTTCCGCGCCCATGCCGGTTGCCATTGCGTGGCCCGACACGAATAACGTTTTCCACTGAACCAGATTGCGCTCTTTCTCCATCCACAAAGCCTGTTTAGCAACGTCGCCACACAGAGCGTGGAACATGCTGTTTTGTAGTAGGGAGCGGTCAAAGTCGGTGATGCGGATTGTTATGGGGTGGTGGTCATCGAGGGGGAGTTTGTTTATTGCTGCTATCAGATTTCGTCTTACTTGCTCGTTTCGTAGAAAGAATATTTGTTTATCCATCATATTCCCCTAATTAACTCTTGATATTTAGCATTTGATTCTTTCAGCCAAATATCGGCATATAAGTTATTTAGTCTTTGCATGGTTTTAAATCTTGGGCGTTTTTGTAGTGGTCGATTAATTGCAACACCATCAATTCTCCAAACGTTACCGTATGCATACCATTTGTTGTTGGCCCAAATATCTATTTCCTTCCCTTCGAACTTAAAGCTGACGATCCCATTTAGACACTCAACCAATTCACCAGAGTCAATAATCCGATTTAATATTTCGTCCCATTGAGGACAAAAATCATGCTGGTAATTACCGAATATTGTGTTTCCGATATGGGATAGTATTTCAGTATTCATAGTGGCTTCTCCGGTGCGGCGTCTAGCATATTGGCATAACGCTCTAACATGATTTCAAAACTTCCTGTCAATCCGAGCAGTGTGAGCATTGCTAAAGTCGGCTCAATCGGCACCAGCTTCCAACCTTCCGGAGATACCGGATGGTTCAACTGTGGGGTGGTGTAGGCAGGGATAATCTCGCCGCCGTGGTCGGCCTTTGATTTGGTGGCGTCAAGCTTGGTTTCGTATGTGTCGAGCACTGTCTCATCACCCCATCCATCATTAAATTTCAATTTCACGATGTAGTAATCAGGCTCAGCCCTCTTTGCAGCTAACGCGATTCGGGCCAGTGCTGCTACATCTCCACACTGAGCGTGGTCTGATTCAATGAAATCGTTTAACTGCTCTACACTGAAACCATCTAATTCTTTCATGGCTTTACCCTCACGATTATTTCAGACCTGAATCGAGTCTCATTTAATTTCTCGTCTTTTGTGAACCAGACGCAGACTAGTTCACAGCCGCCTTGTCTTGTGTAGTCTATGACTTTTATCGTCATCACCGGCCCACCGGATTTTAAAGTTACCAACTCACCTATTTTTGGCTCACTGATACTCATGCCACCCTCTCTTTCTCAATTTCAGCTATCAGCAACAGCACATTTTCAGGTGATGCCTCGTCTTGCCACTTGTCTGATGTGTCGCCGGATTCACGGAGCATGATTTCTTCTTGGGCGGCGGATTTTAGAGCTGTGACTAGTGCTTCGATTGACTTGCTCATTCACTCTCTCCCTTGATTCGAATGCCGGCCTCTTCTAGCGATATGATGCAATAGTCAATTCCGAAATTATGACCGCGGTCAAACTCACATTCTTCAAAGACTTTTTCTGGCAACTCCACCTCGATGCTTTCACGTCCAGCTTTCCACCAATGCCACCAACCATTTAACGGGTTCATGATGTTCATGCTATCGAATGCATGGTCGTAGCCATCGCCTTTGCGAGCCAGCTCAATGATTGATGTTGGAAGGCATAGAGCTTTCCCAGCTTCGTATTCAAATTGTTTTCGTGACTCTTCACGCGATTTAGTCATGTCCATCATGATTTCACCTCTGACATTTGGTATCTTGCTGCGCCAACCTTTTTTATAATTCCAAACTCATACCCCTCACGAAGTACCCTTCCCGCCCGGATATAATGGGAGCTGTCTACTTCATCATCGCCGAAGTATTCAGCAATCTTTTCTGCCACGTCAGCGCGACGAAATTTATAGCTGTGCTTACCGTCACGCTTGAATAACTTTTGAATTCTTGGCTCTGTCATGATTTCCTCGAATTAGCGCCAGTTGGCAGCCTGTTTATGTTCATTTTCATTAGCAGCAAACCGCATTGCAGCCTCTTCCTGATCAATGCAAACGAAGTGACCGTTCTTCCAACCCATGTAAAACGTTTTTGGCTGGCCTGACCGGTATTTGCCAACAATGATTTCAGCAATGCCACGCATGTTGCTGTGCTCGTTATAAACCTCGTCGCGGTACGGGAAAATAATCACATCAGCGTCTTGCTCTATGGAACTGGAGTCCTTTAGGTCACCTAATCCAGGGCGCTTATCAATACGCGACTCAACACCTCGGTTAAGCTGGGATAGCAGAATTACAGGAACTTTATTGCGGAGGCAGAACTGCTTGAGCTTGCTGGTGATTTCACCGATGGCGATATCGTTACGCTCTGCCTTTGACTTCTTCATCAGCCCGAGATAGTCGATAGCCAGAAAACTAAGGCCGCCGTCCATGTTCATGCGTTCGGCGTGGGAGATAGCTTCATCAACCGTGAATGCTCCGTCGATAACATAGTTGTTCTCGTCTATCAGCGTGCCGGTTGCAGCAGTTAGTTTGGTATATTGCTCCTGAATCATATTGATCGGATTACGCAACACGCCAACCGACAATCCGGCCCGGTCAGCCACATGACGTTCAACAACCTGCATCTCTGACATTTCCATTGAAACCAGCAGACCTTTTCCCTTCTGCCGGCCGATTGAGTTAGCAATGTTTATTGCCAATTCAGTCTTACCCATGCCGGGACGTCCGGCGATGATGATCAGGTCAGTACGGTCAAAACCACCGTATTCATCGTCCATAGGATCGATACCGGTTTTCAGATAGAGTCCAGACTCAACTCCATGCATTCGCTTTTCCAGTACCTGCATATAATCGTCAAGCATGTCACCCACTCGGCGAGGCACCTTGTCGTTAGTCTCAAACTGCAAGCGAGATACAATCCCTGACACTTCCGCTATGCACTCGTTGATATTGTGAGTGCCAGCACTGCGCAGGATCTCCGCTGCCCTGATGAATTCAGACTCACCCTTGCGAAGCATCCAGCACTGACGAACACGCTTGGCCCACGCCTTGATGTTTGCCGATGACTTGCATCGAGATGAGACGGTCAACACCATGTCTTTAGTGCCAGCAGGGACGGCCTCTTGAATCGTAAACGGGTCAATAGGTTCGCACTTGTTCAGTAGCGCCGATATCACGGAGTACATGTTGCGTAGGTGGAAGTTCTCAAAGGCGTCAGCAGGAAGTTTGCCGGTGATTTCGTGACAGTCGATGTGATCGCCTTTGATAATCATCGAACCAATCAACTGCTCTTCAAAGTCATAACTGTCCATCAGTCGTCTCTCCCTAAAATTTCGTCAATCTTCTCTTGCCGCAGCGCGGTTTCGATCCCGTACTTTTTCCCGCTTGGATTTCCTCCCTTGGCCCACTCAGTAGGCTGGTAGCCAAACTCGATATAACCGTTGATCAGGGTGTCAATGTCGCGTGGTGGTCGACCGGTCTCATCGCACTGCTTCAGGTGGGATGCCCACAGCCGCTTCAGCCCATTTTCGGTAGTGGTCGTGATACTGAGTATTTTTGGGAGTCCGTGATTTTCGGCTTTGCAGTTCCAAGTATTCTTGAACCGATCCTTATCGAACTCAGGCATTTTTGCTCGGGGGTTGGTTTTTTTAGCTCTTGGGTTTGTACCTGCCTGACGAGGGGTTTTCTTTTTCGACTTCTCAACTTCATCCAAAACCACATCGTGGGTTTGGGTAGTTGTTTTTACTGTCTTTGGAATAATGTCTATGGTGTCCCCCTGTTTTGAGGGATTGCTATCCCCTAAATTGAGGGATTTTTCATCCCCTATTTTGAGGGATTTAACCTCAATTTGAGGGAGCGCCCATTCTGATACGTTTTTATTGATGCCAATCATCTGACCGACAGCAGTTAACACGTTCATTTTTATGAGTTGTACTCTGGTTTCACTAACCCGTTTCACCGGCAATTTTGCTATCCCTGAAATCTGGGAGTTAGCAATTCTATCGCGTGGCTTATTCCATCCGTAGGTAAGCCGGATCACCGCAAGCAACACCTTGAATTGGCGTTTGGTAAAATCTGCGCCTGCAAGCTCTTCCAGAATCATTGTTGCCAGTCGGGTATACCCATCATCAAGATCGGCCACGCGGCACTCCACGACCTCCAGATGAGGCCTGATAGGTGAGACATTGTTGTTATAATCGATAGCGTTACTCATTGGCCTTCCCCTGCATAGCTTTAAGCTCCTTGAATTTCTCAACGAACTTATTTCCGAATATTGGGTTGTCCACGCAGACCATGACTAATTCGTCTGGCTTTGCAGAACGCTGCTGAGTAACTTCTCGCTGTTTTGCGTTAGTTTTCTTTCGCATGTATAATTACCTCTGTAATTGGCTTGCATACCTGATTACCGATGCCCTAACAGTTCGCGCTGTTGGGGCATTTCATTTGGGATATTCATGATTAGATGCGAATTGGCATGATGACGACGGTGCCTTTATCGAAGGCGCTATGAAGCTCTACGATGGAAGCATCGGTGTTACCATTTGGTTTGATTTTTATGCCGCAGAATTTAGGGCTATAGAGTTTTGCCGCTTTCTCAATATCAGCTAGATATCCAGCGTTGAATCCTATCTCATCAGTAGGTTTGCTTTTGAAGTTGGAAATAATCCGCTGAATGTCAGGGAATCGACCACCTACCACTTCACAAATACCAGCACCTATGCGTGTTCCGTTCTCGTCAAGGTAAGCTACAAGGCCGCTATCAGTGTCAATCTCAGCCTTTTCAAACTTAGTCACCTTGGGGCCTTTAATTGCCACAATGATGGTTTCGGTAAGTTCTTTATTTTCATGCTCACCAATAAATGCACGGTGTCCATCAGTGGCGTATAACTTCCCATCAGGCGCAAAGCAGATCCCGTTTAAGTAGTAGCGAATATCTTTATGAGCCTGAAAAATCATGGCACTTAGAAGTGCGGCTTTACTCAGTGTTAAAATCATTTTTAACCTCAAAAATTTATTGTGATTTGTGATGAATCTCTGTCTCTATTCATGGCTTTTTGCTTTTGCGGGTTAATCAACAACCGCATCATTCGAAGTGTCGTTGCTATCTCCCTTGCTTCATTCCCTGCTATTGCCAGAATATTTTCAGGCTTCTCAATCTCAGAAAACTCAAGCAACCGGCAGAACTTGCTTAACATGCTGTCCTTGCCTGATATCCAGCGGCTTATCTGGCAGCGGTCAACACCTACGTGCTTAGCGGCTTCCAGTTGGCCCTTGCTGCTGATGCCATTCATAACCTGTACTTCCAATTCAATTGCGTTAGTGCGTTTCTGTGCACGTTCCATTGCGTACTCTTCCCTTGTGGTTTAGATGTTGTTACGTGACAAAGCTGTGAGCTTGTCACTTTGGTGTGCTCCGCAAGCGGCAGAGCTGGCCTGATTGTGTAAAGAGCGGTAGTGCTTAAGCTGCTTTGGTTGTTGGGGGTCCGTATAACAACCAAGATGGTTCACACTGAAGTGCGCTTGCGATTTCAAACAAGAAGCGAGGTCGCTTGGTTGCGCCTGACTCAATTTGCTGAATTGATTGCTGCTTAATACCGGCCTTTTCTGCCAGTTCAGCCTGCGTAAGATTCAGCTCTGAGCGCTTTTGTTTGAGGCGTTCCGATATAGTTTCCATATTGCCTCCTTGACAAAGTTTCTTGTATTTTACAGACAAGAAACCTTGTTTGTCAATTACAGCTTTTCTTGTGACTATTGGGAGGAAATTTATGAGGTGATTTATGGGCATTGCAGAAAGAGTTAAAGCTAGGCGCGATGAATTAGGCATGACGCAAAGTGAGCTGGCGCTTAAGGCAGGGACTACACAACAGTCCATTGTAAATTTAGAAAATGGCACAACGAAGCGGCCCAGAAATCTCCTGGAAATATCCAAGGCTTTAAACACTGATCCTGATTACTTAATGTTTGGGAAAGGTGTTGGTAATGTTTCATTCGCTGGCGTTCACACTCCCGGCGTGCGGTATCCGGTAATAAGCAAGGTGCAAGCTGGCGCTTGGGCGGAAGCGCTTGAGGTTTATACGATCAGGGACATTGAATTATGGCTGGAGTCCGACGCCCACGTTCAAGGTGAGGCATTTTGGCTAGAAGTTGATGGGGATTCAATGACGGCTCCAGTTGGACTAAGCGTGCCAGAAGGAACTTTTGTATTGTTTGATACTGGGCGTGAGCCGGTTAACGGAAACCTTGTCATTGCTAAGCTAACAGATTCTAACGAAGTTACTTTTAAGAAGCTGGTTATCGATGGCGGGTTACGCTACCTAAAAGGGTTAAACCCAGCATGGCCTCTTGTGCCAATCAATGGGAATTGCAAAATCATTGGCGTAGCCGTCGAAACAAAGTTGCGGTTGGTCTAATACCCTAACCCACTGCTAGCCCATAGAGGGGTGGGTGAACAAATACAGCGAATCTGGCAAAGACCGGAGCGCATCATTATTTGCCGGGAATTACAGTGCATTTTGCATGTGAGGGGCTAATAGATGGCTGTCAGAGAAATTAAAACAAAAAAAATATTGTACAAAGAAGTTCAAATTCCTGGGCAGAAAAAAACTGTTCAAGAGATGCTTTCTGAGGTTCTCAATAAAAATCAAAAGGCAGATTTAAGGAAGGAACTCGTAAACCCAAATGAGGATAATCTCTTCAGGCTAATAAACAAGAATGAGTTATTTCAAGGCGTGTTATTTTGTCAGTTAGTAGCTTTTGAGCCTGGCCATTCGCAACGATACATACAGTTAGAGTCGGATGCGGAATCTTATAAAATAAGATCTGTTACTTCCACTGAACTCGCCCAACTGAGTGAGGAAGAAGCTGATGAGGTAAAGTCGGAGCAGGCCAAGGTTGTACGCGAGTTTATAGATTCAATTCTTTATTTTGGCGTCTTTGACAACAATATTGTAGTAATGCAATCAAGATCCCTAACAACTAGAGAGCTTGAAACTCATTTAAGGTGGCTTCTTGGTACCCTCGCCAGTGCAATTCCAGCAGAATGCATACTGAAGCTTACTGACAAACCAAAAGAAGAGATCATAGAGGAAATTTTACGTAAGCCAGTTAAATCGGTGTCAATTGGTGCGCCAGTAGAGACTACACTTAGTAGGGGTAGTTCAGATCAGCAAGCATCTTGGGTTCCATCAGGAACAGCAGCCGGTTTAATTAAGGCAATGCTCGCAGAAAAATGGGACAGTTTTTTGAAGTCTACGCCACTGGATTCATGTTTAGATGATGCCAACTTAGAGGTAACTCTCAAAATAAGTTATAAGAGAAAAACCTCCGATGGCGGGGAAAAAATGCTTCGCAACTTGGTTGATGCAACTCGCCATTATCCTGATGAAGATGTTACAGTAGAGATGGTTGGTGGAACTAAGTTGACAGGTAAAGATATCAGGCTCTGGAACACCGTTAAGCTTGTTACCTACAATAGTTTAATTGATGAACATGACCTTTATGGGCAAATGCACGAGTGGCTGCAGAGCTTACTCAATGCTGGAGAGATAGATTACGAAGATGAGAAAAAGTAATAGCATTACCACCAATGACAGAAGCGTACCAAGTGCAGCATTTAACTTGGTCGTAATCGTCTTGCTGGTCGCTATAACTTGGCTCGTTTCATCCAAGTATATTGCCCCATACATGTTAACAATTCCCTGGAGTGCGTTAACTATTCTTTTAGTTCCGCTTGGCTCCTGCGTGGCACTATTGCATGAGTTATCTAAAGTACAAAAAAATGTAACTGAAGATATTACGAAAACCGAAGCTAGGCGACTAAAACATATCGTTCGAACCAAACAGAGAACATCTCTTTTTACTCTTATATTTCAAGTCATTATAATTGCAATTAACATTATACTTAGCCTTGCATCTCCTTCTGACGTGGTGCAGTTACATAAAGAATTTCTGATTAACTTCTCTACTTCAATGATGATAGTTTCTCTTTATCTGATTATCCCATCAGTGCTTGGGATTAAAGAAATTAATGATTTTGAAACTAAAGTTAAAAGAAGAAAGGTTGATAACAAAAACCTTAAAAGCGCAATATCTAGATTGCAGTAATCTACCCCATAACCCGGCCCCGCTGCCGGGTTTTTTGTGCCTGTAATCTGACAATCTCACCACCCTACCCGCTTTAAACACTACTCATCTCACACTTTTCTCGCCTGATAGCTAGGTGCGATGGGTCACTTCTGAATTATTTTCAAATTAAATTCACTTTAAAATCAAAGAAATATTGTAATTACAATCAAATAAACAATATATCTTGTTTACAGGCATACAAGGTTTCTTGTATTCTCTACCCATCGAAACGAAACATCGATGCGGCAGAAAGGATTACTCGCCGCGCCAGTCAGGACGACAGGCTGCTCATTAACAAAGCGAGGGACGACAGCAGAGATGCTTATCGAACCTCGCGACGGACTTCTACCGCCGCTTGCGGTAGACCAAAGATTAGTTGGCTTTGGGGTAAACGCAGAAGATTCCTGTGACAGGAGGAACTTTGCAGCAAGTCGCGATCGGATTTAGTCACCCGACTGCGTTTACCACCAAAGCCAATCACCGGAGGTAATCATGATTCAGATAATCACCAAGCGTAAGAAAGATAACGCCAAGTCTCGTCGTTGCCGCCAACGTGGTGAGCACTACGCAGCATACAAGGCCGAGTGCGATGAAAGTCGTGCAATGGCAAGCCGTATAGAAGCAGCGTTCACAAAGCTCTCTGAGGGCTGCACATCGAGGGTATGTAAAGCAACGATGCCTATTCAAGTTCGCAGCACTGAGCGACCAAGCGCGGACAACATATGTTTGCCTGAAGTAGCTAAGTTTGCAGCAGGCTTCCGTAAGTCAGAATCATTAACAGCGAGGTAAACATGAAAAAAACATTCCTAGCATTATCCATGCTGGCTTTAACCGGCTGCGACAGTGCCAGCAACGTAGCATCAAAAAACCTATCTGCCGCCTCAGATAACTTTGAGATTCAGCGCAGATTCGTGTTCTACAACGGCATTACAGGCGATTACATTCTCACTATTGAGGGATTGTGCTCGAAAGACAACAGCAGTACCGAGCGAACCCTTGGTGTCGTGTGCAAGACCGGCCCGAACACATACAAAAAACAGATGCTTGGATTATCTGACAACGTGACTTGGTTCATGGAGCAAATCGACTCTGTACCCGTTAGTGAGTACCACTATCGCGTTATTTTCAGGCCGTCAGTAATCATCCCTGACGTGGAAATTAAATAGCAGAAATCGGGTGTTCGCAAAGAAGCCCACCACATAGTTAAGGGGTAAGAGAATGGAACTTAATAAATTACTTCAAGAAGTTCAGTCCATAAATCACCGACTAGACCGAGTTAATCATGTCATTAGCCAGCGAGAAAAGTACGGACTTGAATTAGTTATAGCCATAGGAAACAACATTTCAATTAATGCCACGGCAGACATCGACTTTCTTTATGAAGCATTGCTAACTCAGCGTGAAGTTCTAACCGAAAGAATGGAAAAGCTAAGAGAAGCAGTTGAGGTTGCGCAAAAAGTTGTAGCGGGATTATTAGCAGAGTAGCAGTTGGGTCGCATAACGCGGCCTTTTTTATTGGCGGGTAAATGAGGAATGAATGATGAGTAAGGAAAAACGTGAAATAGCATGGCTGAATTGTGAGCGATGTAACCACAGCCCTGTGATTGTAGAAACATCCGCACCAGTCGGGATGATTAATTTCAACGATAAGGCTGTATGTCCATCATGTGGCTTGGAAGGTCATGCAGAGGTTGATAGTCCAGAGGAAGCATATATCTGCTGGAATGAATTTGAATGACCAGTGACCTTACCCCTGCCACTTAACCGGTGGCAGCAATAAGACCACTAGATTCTATAAGGAGCCTGACCATGGATAACAGGCGCAAAACTGGAGAGGTAATTATGTGACCGATAATGAGTGACCTTACCACTGGCTCTTATTTAGGGGCCTTTGGCAAGACCACTAGATGAGGTGATGTATGACAATCGATCAGATGATTATTCGTGAGCTGTATAAGGCGCTAATCAATCTTGGCGCTGACACTCATCTGCTCTGCATTGTTGGTAGCCATGGTAATACGCAGAGCGATGAAGATGTACTGGAGATGTTGCAGCAGTACAACGAGAAAGGTGACTGCATGCACAAGATAATTGCACCAACCTATACATTTAAACCAACAAAATTAGGTGATGTATGACAGATGAAATTAAAACAGGCGGATTAGCATTTCCGTTTAATGACATTGGCGGGGATTGCGACCCCGGCATGACGCTCAGGGATTATTTTGCAGCCAAGGCGATTGCTGTAGCGTGGTCTGCGCTGGAGGCTGGTTATTTTGAAGCTGACGCAGAAAGCTCGGCTGACAAGATGGCTATTTGTGCATATCAACTAGCAGACGCAATGATTAAGGTGAGAGGGTGATATATGGGTGAGAGACAAATTCCAAAAAAATTGCCTGATTTTATTTATGCAGTGGGCAAAGAGGCCACAAGAAGTTCATTCGTAGATTTTCTCGAACATTGGGGTATTAGCGAAGAGGAGTACGCGGAAATAAGTAAATTCTTCTCAGAGCTTGGTATCAAAACTTACTGCTAACCCTCCCCACCACCACCAATCCCCAGAGTAAGCCTGACAACTGTCGGTGTTTTGCTGTGGGCTAAACACAAGGAAATGAGCATGAGTGAAGCAACCGGCTTATCGATTGTTATTGAAGCTAAGAACGCTCTCGCAGTATTTACCCAGCCTGACCACATCGAATCAATTCTTCAGCAGGTTGAGAAAGAAGTTAATTCGTTTGTTCCAGATGTCAGCACAAAAAAAGGCCGCGACGCTATTGCTTCTCTCGGCTTGAAAGTGGCTAAGACCAAAACTTATTTGGATGGTCTGGGTAAAGACTTGGTTACCGAATACAAAGAGGTGCCAAAGAAAATTGATGCCAGCCGAAAGACGGTTCGTGACCGGTTGGACACACTGAAAGAAAAGGTTTTGCTACCGAAGTTGGAGTATGAAGCAGAACAAGAACGAATTGCAGCAGAAGCGGCCTATGCAGCCATGTGGCAGGAAGCCCATGAAATGGACGCCAGCATTACAGCGGAACGGGCCGAGAAGCTGGCAGCGAGAATTGCAGCCGATCACGAAATGGCTCTGCTGATGAATGACGCTTTTGACCGTGACGCCAAAGCGAAAGCTGATGAAGTTGAGCGCTTACAGAAAGAGCGTGACGACCGGATTGCAGCAGAAGCTGCCGCCAAGGTTAAGCGGGATGCTGACCTAGCGGCACAACAAGAGCGTGAAGCATCAGCGCGCCGTGAAGCTGAGTTAAAACTTCAGGCAGAACAAGCAGAGCGTGACCGCATTGCATTGGCTCTTAAGGCTGAGCAAGACAAAAAGGATGCAGCCGCTAAAGCTGAACGCGAGAAGCAGGACGCTATCGCAGCCGAGAAACGGAAAGCACAGGAAACCGCTGACCGCATCCAGCGCGAAGCCAAGCAGAAAGAAGATGCCCGGCTAGCGGAAGAGAAACGTGTTGCTGATGAGGCTGACAGACGCGAGAAAGATGTTGAACACCGTCGCACCATCAACCGCCAAGCGGTGGCCGACTTAATTGCAAGCGGATTACCTGAAGATTTCGCACAGAAATGTGTAACAGCCATCGCTAAAAACGTCATTTCCTCTGTTCGTATCACTTACTAATTAAACCGGAGTATCCCATGCAATTAGCCATTGCAGGGTGGCCTATTGCTGGCTGCTCTGAGACTTTGCTCGACCGCATTTGCCGCAACGTTAAAAACGGTGCGCGTCGTCTTATAGAAATACTTAACCAGCGAGGTGAGCCATGAAATTTCAGATAATTGGCGGCCGGTTATTTATCCGCATCGGTGACAGCGAGCACTACTACCCAAACAATGAAACCGGCTATCGACTTATGTCGCTGGCGTTTTGTGAAAGTAAGGGGCTGCTATGACATACGCAGAAATGAATGAAGCAAGGAAGCTTTACAGCTCATTGAGCGAGCATGAATTAGAGCAAGCTGGACAGATTGCCGAACGACAAGAGAAGGCACTCAGGGTTAGCAATCTGATTAAAATATTTGAGCAACTACCTGATTTTGATGGCGAGGCGTTCAAATTAGTAGTTGAAGAGTATGACTTCGAGTGGCTCGACACCGCACTCTACAACGTCCTATTTGAGAATGCCAAATGGCAACAGGCGCTGGAAATACAGCGGCGCTTGGCTGAACACGATGAGGCGGCGTGATGGCTAGCAATATTGATTTGATTTACGGAACGCTACAGCCACTAGAGCAAGAGTTTCAGGCTGTATGCTCTGAGCCAACGATAGCATTCAAGCGCGAAATGGAATTCGCCATGCAGGTATTTAGCGGCAATGAATACCTTGCGAAAGTCGCGGCAGGGAATCCTCTATCAACTCGCAGTGCAGTAATTAATGTTTCAGCTATTGGAATAACGCTAAACCCCGCCCAAAAGCTCGCTTACTTAGTCCCGCGCAAGGGAAAGATTTGTCTCGACATAAGCTACATGGGGTTGATGCATATCGCTCAACAGTCTGGCGCTATTAAGTGGTGCCAGTCAGCAATCGTCAGAAAGAACGATAAGTTTAAACGGGTTGGTATCGACCGAGCGCCAGAGCATGAATTTAACGAGTTTGCTACGGCAGAAGAACGCGGTGAAATGGTTGGCGTTTATTGTGTCGTCAAAACAGACGATGGCGACTATCTGACTAACACCATGCGTATTGCAGATGTCTATGCCATTCGCGACAGATCAGAGGCGTATAAAAGCGGGAAAACCTCACCCTGGTCTACCGATGAAGAACAAATGATCCTCAAAACAGTGGTTAAACAGGCCGCTAAATACTGGCCCCGCCGTGAGCGACTGGATCAAGCCATTGATTACGTTAATACCGAAGGTGGCGAGGGCATTAACTTTGCAGCCGAACGCGGGGCTGAGAAGGATGTAAGCCCAGCTAGTGACGAAACACTGAAAGCAATCAATGATGCAATGCTACCCCGTGATGGAACGTGGGATACCTTTTTACCTTACCTCTCTAAGCGCTTTAAACGCCCAATCACTGAAGCAACCCAGCTAACAGAGGCTGAGGCAAAAACTGCACTTTCACTACTAACCACTCAGACAAATAAGGCGGCAGCATGATTGATTATGACGTTATCTTGCAGCGCACAGGGATTGACGCAAGAAATCTGGAGCAAGGTAGTGAGGGATGGAAAGCGTTACGCCTTGGGGTGATTACGGCATCAAGAGCGCATTGTGTTATCGCTACAGGACGTGGCGGTAAAGGCTGGGGTGAGAAAAAGAAAGGCTACTTAATGGAATTGGTGGCTGAGGTATGTACAGGGCAATCCCCTGAGGTTTTCGGCAAGCCATTGGAGTGGGGAAACAATCACGAAGATGAGGCAAGAAGCCTATTTGAATTCACCACCGGTAAGCAGGTTTCTACCGTGCCAATTATCTTCAAGGATGAATTTATGCGAACGGCAGCCAGCCCAGACGGGCTAGTTGATGATGGTAATGGGTTAGAAATTAAATGCCCGTTCACTACGCCGGTTTATTTAGATTTTCGCGTCAATGGTGAAATAAAACCTGAATACATCGCTCAGTGCCAATTCAGCATGTGGGTGACAGGCCGCCAAGGATGGCACTTTGCAAACTACGACCCACGCATGAAAAGAGAGGCAATTCACCATGTCACACTGGATCGTGATGAGGAGATAATGCGCCAGTTCGATGAGCACATTCCTGAATTTATAACAACAATGGATAGCGTTTTAACTGATTTGGGATTTGTGTTCGGGGAACAATGGAGTCCGCAATGACCCACCATCACGACAACATCACTGTTGGCAATATAACCCTCGTTTATTCAGGCAAGCACCACGGATGGATCACCCCTTACAACGAAGTCATTAGAAACCCATTTAAAGCGCAACGGACTGCTGAGCGGATTAACTCAAATCTGAAATTGTCACTTGCTGCCAACGGACTGGCAGCCTAATCCCCCACCCCATCACAGCAATCTGCTGAGGAATAGTTATGTCTGAAAATACTGATTATGAAACGTTAAAAGCTGAGCGCGATGCGGGACTGACTCTAATATCGCGATTGGTTTTCGAGAATGCGGTGCTTACTGATAAAGCCGCCAGCGAACTTTCAAACTCATGGTTGTTGCATCGTGCTGTTATGACCATTCAAGCAGCCCTACATTGTATTCACGGCACTAATGTCTATGAGGCTCAATGCTGGCTAGAAAGTATCGCTGATTATGCTGAGTTAGTTATCCCGCCAGAAATGATGCTCAGTGATTTACAACGCTGGTTTGATGAAAACATGACCGGACTAATTACCCACGCCCAAGCAGTAGAAATAATCAAAGCTGAAATGAGTGCCACAACTCAGGCGCTTAACGAGATAAAGGCGCAGGGTGCAATCGAATTTGCTGAATTCTTAAAGGTACAAGCTAAAGAGTCATTGAGTCGTGGTGACCACTATGTATTTGACCGCCTTAATGCTCAAGCAGTGACCGCTGAAAGGTTCGCTGCCAGCCTGAGGGGTAAATGATATGGCGAAAGAATACTTTGTCATAAGCGTGAATCACACCACTCGCCATAACCGCTACATAATTTTGTGGGCAGAAAATGACGCTGGATATCGTGGAAGAATAGAGGCCGCTGGACGCTACGCGGAGGACAGAATTTTATCCCACCTTCGTTATTACAATTCTGGTTGCGACACGGTAGCTGTTCCATGCGAGGTGTTAGAGCGGCTTGCTGAGCCTGTAGAGAAAAAGTTTTTCGATACTGAAGGCGGCAAATGGGTAATTAATTGCCGGAAAAATTGGCTTGAGATTCTAAAGCACACAATCTGCAAACCTCAGCATAAACCAGAACCCGAATACAAAGGTTCACGCCGTAAGCAGGAGGCATGATGAATAACATCGAAGAATTGAGCAAGCCGGTAGGCTTTGTTGGCCTTGAAGGTTTTAGTTTACTTGCAGATGGGTGCCTTGGGGTTATCTCGCCAAATTTGGCTTTTGGTGAGGCTCCCGTATACTCACATGAGTACGTTGACGCACTGATAGCTCAACTAGAAGCGGCACAGAAAGAGCGTGGCGTTTATGCGGCAATATATGAAGATGTCGGCGCTATTATTACTCTTTTACAGGGTAATGAATGGGCTGAACATGTAGCAAAAACCAATATGGGTGGAGCACTTGAGCACGAGATAACTCGACTAATCAACTCAATTACAGGCTTACGCGACCGAGCAGAGAAAGCAGAGGCCGAGTTATCAGCGGCAAACGAGATAATTTCCAGCCTAAGGAGTGGGAGGAATGAAAGGTAATAAACCACCTATTAATTGGAATGAATATTTTACCTATGACCCAGATGAAGGATTGTTACGATGGAAAGTAAAACTATCAAACAGAACAAAAATTGGTGCCAATGCTGGGTCAATTGGCGGTCATGGTTACCAGCAGTTGATGATTTTTGGGAAAAGACGCCTAGCGCATAGGGTCATATGGGAAATGCTTAACGGTGAAATTAGTTACGGGATGCAAATAGACCACATCGACCATAACCGATTAAACAATAAGATTGAAAATTTAAGGCTGGTTACCGATCTACAAAACCATCGAAACCTAAGCATGCCACCCAAAAATAGCAGCGGAGCAATGGGTGTAAGCTGGAGAAAATCAAGAAATAAATGGGTCGCAAGCATAAGGGTAAATAACAAACTGAAGCATCTTGGCAGTTTCGAAAATATACATGAAGCTATTGAGGCTAGAAAACATGCTGAAAAATTTCTTGGGTTTCATCCAAACCATGGTGCTCCACGTTTAATTGAGCTGGTAGAGGGGAATGCAGATGCTGAGTAAAGAGAAAATAACAAAGCAAATCACAGTAGTAATTGAAATAGATGTTCCGGCCCATGCCACCGATAGCGATATTCGCGATTGGGTTGATGTTCAGTACGGCGAGTGCAACAGCATGAACCCCGACAATCCATGTAAAAATGATTATGAAATTATTGAGCACTATATCCGTTGATGGGGGTGACTAATGCTAATCGGGTTTGTTCTTCTCATAAGCTCATGCGGCTTTGATTCCTGTGATGCACTACCTGTCACAGACGATATCTACCCTACTCAATCTGAATGCCAAAACGTATCAGCGCTGATTAAAGAGCGCAGACCTGACGCTGTGCTTGTTTGCAGCGAAGTGTATCGCTAACTCGTTTTAACCCCACTACGGAACGACAGAAACGGATTTCACTATCTGGAGACTCGCTATGTGCGACGAAATCGACAAAGCTCAAAAACTTGAGCAACTCAACATAAAAATCGGAATAGCTAATCGCAAGCCGACAATGACGTTTACCGGGCGCTGCCACTTTTCAGAATGTCGCCAGTCGATTGCTCGCGGATTGTTCTGTGATGCTGGGTGTCGTGATGATTATGAGATTGATGAGCGCAGAAAGGGGATGGCGGCATGATAACAGTTAATAGCTATTTCTGCGGGGCCGGACTAATGGATTCCGGCCTGATTGATGCAGGGATAATCATCAACCAGGCGTTTGAGATGGATTCTGACGCATGCAAAACATACCGGGCTAATCACGGCGACCACATCAAGCAGTGTGACATAGCAAGCGAATTAGTTCTGGAGCAGGATTCATGTGATGGAATGGTCTTCACATACCCTTGCACGAAGTACTCGACTATCGGCGATATTCACGGCGTGCGCACTGGTGATGAGCTTTTCCTTCATGCACTACGCCACCTGGCTATAGCCCGCCCTGAATTCTACGTTGTAGAAAATGTTCCAGGCATGCGCGCCTTTCCTGTCGTCATGGAAGCAATGACAAAGATGCCTGACTACTACGTGCATATCTTCTGCCCGATTAAATCTGAAACGTGGCTGCCACAGCGCCGGGACCGATTAATTATCATCGGTACAAAGCGGAGTTTTGCAATTCGCCCACCGGAGCACACTAAGCGAATCACCCTGGCAGAGATATTGGAGGCTGATCCGGACGTCACCTTACCATCAGCAATTGCCGCACGGATGAATGGCGCTTATCGCGACCTGCCAATTATTTCTTATCCGTCTAGGGGAGACATTGCTCCAACATGCGTTGCTCACTATGCGAAAGACAAATCAACCCGCTTGGTAGCTGATGAGCGCTTTCCTATGGGTGTTCGTCCCTACTCAGTACGCGAATATGCCCGGCTTCAAGGGCTAAAGGATGACTTTGTTTTCCCGGTATCTCAGACCTCAGCTTACCGGCAAATAGGCAACGGTGTATCTCGACATGTTGGCATGTGGATTGGGCATGAAGTACAGCGATACATGAAACAGAGGATGGCAGCATGAGTGAGATTAAGCACCCGGCAATACGTTACCACGGCGGCAAATTCAGATTAGCCCCCTGGGTTATTAGCCACTTCCCGGCTCACACGCATTATGTAGAACCTTTCGGCGGCGCGGCGTCTGTATTGCTGAGGAAAGAGCGAAGCTATGCCGAGGTCTATAACGATTTGGATAGCGACGTGGTTAATCTCTTTTTCGTTTTACGCGATATGACACTGCGTGAATGCCTTATCGAATCATTGATTCTGACCCCTTACTCTCGTGATGAATTTACCGCTGCATACGGCGAAACGGAAACGATGGTCGAGAAAGCACGTCGATTGGTCATCAGGGCAACGATGGGATTTGGTTCTGCCGGCGCAACAAATGGAACGACCGGTTTTCGCCTGGATACAAAACGCAGTTCGGCAACCGCGCAGCACCTTTGGGCGAGGATGCCTGAAAACTTAGCAGCAGTTGGCCAGAGATTCGAAGGTGTTCTGGTAGAAAATCGCGATGCAGTCCAGTGCATGTTAGACCATGACACAGTTTCGACGCTTCATTTTGTTGACCCGCCATACGTCCATGACACCCGCGTTATTTCATCCAGATATTACCGCCATGAGATGGACAATGACGCCCATTTAACTCTGCTGGATATCGTCAATAAGCTTGAGGGAATGGTCGTGCTTAGCGGCTACAACACGGATATGTACAACGACATTCTTTCTGGCTGGCAGAAGCAGGAAAAACAATCATCTGCAGCCGGACGAAAAGGCTCAGTTAAGCGCCTTGAGTGCCTTTGGCTGAGTCCGAATGTCATTGCCGGGAGTAAAGCAGCATGAGCTATTACGTCCGTCAGATTGATAAAGAGATAAGAGGCCAGATATGACAATCGAATGTGAAATGTTAAAACTTGAACAAGTTGAAGCTGCAACTGGATTCAAAAAAAGCATCATTTATGAATGGATTAAAGAAGGTAAATTTCCAGCGCAATGTAAACTCGGCAGAACGTCACGCTGGCGCTCTACCGATATAAATAAATGGATACAGGAAACATTTAATCAGTTGGCGGCATAA